TCACATTTTTCGGTTCAGTGTCGGACTGACTTTAACCTTCCTGTCATAAACCAACACCTGCGACTCTGTCTTATGACCGCTATAAACCTGCTTCTCTTTACTGGATCCTTCATAATCTGATATGCCTTTCGCTTTCAGATCATGGAAGGTGCAGTCGAGAGCCTGTCCCAGTTTTTCACTTGCACCAGATCTGGCTTTTCTCCAGGCTTCATTGAATCCCTTATATGAATACCGCTCGCCGTACATCGTCCTGATTACCGGCCCTTCATCTCCCCATGTCCTACAAATATCTACGGCAGCCCTCAGCCTGTCATTCCATGCTTTGATCTGTTTAATACCAGTTTTACCTTGTTGGATAAAAATTCCATGATCCATTATCTGATTCCAGTTCATTTTAAGAACATCAGACACCCTGGCTGCGCACAGATAGGCTATTTCCATTGCAGCGCGAACGGCAGGGGTAGCATGGTTATAAATAGCCAGATACTCTTCGTCGGTGATATAGCGATCCCTTTGTGGTTTGGGAAATTTATCGACGCCAACACATGGGTTTCCTGGTACATACCCTCGTTGATAACTCCAGCGAAAAACGCGGGACATAGAACTATGTTCATGGTTAGCCTGAACGCGACTTTTTTTACCTCTGGCATCCATGTAACGGCGGATGTGCTCAGGCTTTATTAACTTTGCTTCTGCATCGCCAAACACCGGCAAAATATTTTTTTCATGGGCAAGGTAGTCTTTTTGAGTCCGGGGAGCCAGATCAGCATAATCGGCACTGGCTAAAAACTTTCGCCAGAGCTGAGAGAAGGTGATGCGATTTTTTCTTCCTTCAACCACCTTTTCATAAGCGACCCATACTTCGGCTTTGGTGGCGTTTGCTGCTGCTAATTTTTCTGTGGTACCGCCGGGCTTCCAGTAATAGCCAGAAGGGCGAAAAAAAACACCCTTTGGCATCCACTCGTTACCGGGCGCGCGTTTGCGACCCATAAGTCATCTCTCTATAGCGTCAAAGTTCATGCCTGGAACAGGCAGATGACCTGCTGGTGGAGTGAGGCGCTGAATAGGATGATTGATATGGTACCAGGTGGTTTTGATCGAACCATCCCGGCGTTCAATATAAAAAATCCCATTACAGCTTAAGACCTCTTTTTGCAGCGACTTTTGGGGGGAACCCGTAGCCTCTGCTAATTCTTCATCAGTCAGGAAACGATCGCTCATGGTCACCTCTCCACTTTGCCCGGCTGCACCCCGGCATTAATCAGTTAAGCTCTTCTGCTCGCAGCGCGGCAGATATTATTCGTCATCGTCGTCACAACATTCCAGAAGTGGATTCATTCGCTGAGTAACCTGACTGGCGTAACCGCAGCGACCAAGATTGTAAAGCACGCCATAGATTTCGAATATCTCCGTGCGATCGTCACCAATATCCAGATCAGATGCCAGCGCGTGACACTCAGTAGCCAGGGCAGATATCTTTTGAAGTAACTCAAATTTATTCACCTGGTACCTCCGGCTGCGGCGCTGCTGCGAGCATGGCGGAATACTGCTTGCGCATGCGATCTGTTGTTGATGCCGGATAGCTATAAGCAGCGTCCAGCATTGCCTCTGTCGGCTCAACCGGCACGAGCTTCCAACCCTCCGGAATAGCCGGAGAGTTGCTTGGTTTGCATCCTTCAGCCCAATCGACACCAACCCACGCAGGCGCTGCTGGATACGCGCTACCTTTTTGCCCTGGCTCATTGCTCCCGCTACAGGCGTTACGATGGTCATTTGCCTTCGGGCAGCGCTTGTTTCCACAGTCAGGGCATACCACAAACCGCATGTCAGTAATATCCATAGGACGACATGTGTGGCACCAGCATTTCTCATGCAACTTGGTTGACGTTTCCGCGTTTTCCCGAAAATGTTTGGTTGACGAATTCTCGTTTTCCCGAAAATCAGGCAACTCATCACGATTGCTTACAGGTTCACTGGTAAGCATGGTGGCGCGGCAGGCATTCCAAGTATATTTAACGCAGCCCACGACATCCCCATCAGGAAGGGTGTTTAACAGGTCGAATGCCTTGATTCGGTCAATCTCATCCGGCACCTGCACCGCCTTACCCTGCTGCGGGTGGCGATAGAGGGAAACAGTTTTGTAAATTGGCTCTCCCTGGCTTTGCTCATTGTTCCATTCCTCAACCCATGCCTCAACTACCGCCCGCTCTGTTGAAACGGTTTCTGGATCTAAATCATCCTCCCGCCCCTTGCAATACATCACTGGCCGCTGCTCTTCGGCGGCAAGCAGGCGGCGGGCCATTTCGCGAATTTCATCATTGACGTTGCACATGCGCTTATCGTACGCATATTGCGCCAGACGTTCTTTGCTCAGTTCTGTCATGGGTTAGTCCTCGCGCTCGACAAAATTCTTACGGTTAGAGCGGCATACCAACGCCCAAAAATTCATATCGCAAATCAGTGCTACGCGCATTTCCGCCGTAAAGCGACAGCCGAGCTTAATTGACTTACCGATAGAACGCCGACGCTTGCGCATTATCTTGCGTACGTGCGCCGCCTGCACCTCAACCTGACGATGCCTTGAGGCATAAACACCCTTAGCAGGTATCTTCCGAGCCTGTTTTTGATAAGCACTTAACAGGTCATGCACGTCTGATGATTTAGCCATCTCATTCCCCCTCAACCTGCAATTTGATGCCAGCAGTAATGGAAATCAGGTGATCACCGAAATCCGTGATGTAGCTAACACGACCGGAGCGCTGTAACGCGCCAATTTTCTCCAGTCGCGCTACCTGTTCTTTTTCCAAATCATGGCCGCCAGATTCAGGGTCATCACAGCATTCCGCGAAACGATGTAATGCTGCTAAATCGACATCAGTAATAAACGAGCGCATCTGGTCTATCGTGAGCGTCTGCGCCTCCGGTTCGGCGATATGCTTATCCGTGGCTGGTGTCAGAGGCAGACGCGTCGATGCATAGTCATATTCAGCACCATCCTTCACGAAGCACTCTGTGTTAATGAAACTGAGCAAGTTAGCGTTTTCATGCTCAAGCTGGTGGCTCCGTTCCAGGGCTTCAGAAAGCGCAACGTAGGTCACGTCGAGACGTGCTGCTAACTCTTTCATCAGCGCTGCATCGGCATCCCTGAGGCGGGGCGCAGCCTCGTACGCCCGCGCTATCAGTTCTTTGACTTTCAGGCGCATGCGCGAGCCTCCGTCAGCTCATTGAACCGGTTCATAAACAGACCATAAGCCTGCCCTGGGCGCAGCGGGATAATTTGGATCAGATCCGATGTAGGCACGCCAGTCAGCATCGGCCAGACGGTACCGTCATCAATATCAAGATCGCGGCGCTCGGTCGCCAGCATGGTCAGGTCTGCATATTTCACTACCTGGCTGGTTTCTTCCGGCAGGCCATATTTATGGCGGATCAGCCTGTCGATTCGCGACTCAATGAAGCGGTAATCCGGGACCAGCACTTTCAGGGGTGAGGGGAGATCGCAGCAGTAAGCCTCTGCGCCATCGTGCAGCAGCGCTTCGAGGGCGAACTCCGGCGGCACGATCTGGCTGCACAGTACCGAGTGCTGCGCCACGCTGTAGAACTCCGGCAGATGGCCGCCGAAACGGCAGGTATGCGAAAGCGCCGTAGCGATATCCTCGATCACGATATCGTCGGCGGTGGAATTGAGGTAGTCAAATTTCTTACCGGATAATGTCTGAATAAAGCCCACTGTGTTTTCTCCATATAGCTGGCGCTCTGCACCGCGCCTGATTTTGGTTGCACGAATCCCTCGCCGGGTGGCGATAATAAAAAGGATTACGCTTCCATAAATGCCCCCGCAGGGGCACTTGCAGCAGCGAAATTAAGCGTTGAACGTACCGATGAAGGTTTCCACGGCACTGCCCTTAAATTCCTCAACCAGCAGATCGCGGAACTCGGCGGCCATTGCTTCCTGCGTTGCTTCCAGCTGCACGATGCGCAGAACCAGAACAGGGCGATCGCCGGTGATAATGCTGAGGCGCAGTTTAAACGGACGTTCTGCCAGCCCTTCGAATGGCACGCATTTAAACTCGAACGCCACCGGCATAATATCTTTGGTTCGCGCTTCCACGGATTCCATTAATGATCGCTTACCGCTGAAGTCATTGTCTTCGAAGTCGGCAGACTGATTAGACTCGATGGTGATTTTGCGCACCGCTGCTGAAGCTTTCTTTGCATCAATTACAGCGCCACCGGCATCAAAACCGATCAGATAATCAGCCCAGTCCTCAAGCCATTCAGCCAGGTCTTTCTGATTGTTGCGATCGCCATTGATGCCCAGCAGCGCGGCATAAGGCGCTGTTTTTTTCAGGGACAGCACAGCCGTGTTATCGGCATGACCGGGATTATCCAGCGTGCCGAGGTTGAATACCGCCACAGCGCGCATCTCGTCAGCATTAATAAAGCAGCGGGAACCTTTATCTGCATAGCCGGTGGCATAGCGGGCAAAGTCTTCAATGCTGAAAGTCTGCAATTTTCCACGGAAACGGAAACGTTCGAGAGAAAAACGCTCGAGGCTTTCCACTTTTACGCTTTCCGGCACGACCGCGACCGGGCAGTCGACAGACGATAGCTTTTCTTCGAGGAACTGAGAGAGAACCAGCGTCTGAACTTTATCAATAGCACTGGCATCAACGGCATGGGACATGATTTTTCCTTTTAAATTTTATCAGGGGAATTACTGCTGGTTGCGCAGCTTCGCGTCAGGATCACCGGCAAGGCTGAAAAGCTGCCCCTGGTCTTCCTGCAGAACGGTCAACTTGCCGCCGCGATTGACATACATCGGCGTTTCAGTGGTGTCCTCTTCGGACGACTTACCGCGCGGAGTCGGGCGAACAAATGAGAGCTTGTGTTTGATCATCACCCGTTTTTCTTCAACCGAATTGCTCATGCGGTCAATATCGAAAGTGATCACCACCTTTCCCTTCTGGCCGTTATTGAGGACGCCGAAGGCAACCTCACTCAGCGCCATCGAGATCTTGTTTTCGAAGACCCCGCCATCCAGTTCACCGATAAAATCCGGCACTACGGTTGCACGTTCATTGGACATAGGCTTTACCCTTTGAAAAGACGGCTGCCACCGCCGGTTAATTTCTCCACACAACACAGAAGAGCACCTTGTGCTTTACGCCAGCACCCGGATGGATTGGGTTATGGGCCCGTCACCCGGTGATGCTCTTGTGTGTTGTGTAAAAAGGGCGGTACCAGCGACTTCAAGGGTTAACTCTGGCACCGCCAAGACTACACACAGCAATGAAGATCCTACTTTTTGTTATTACCAGGTGGCTTCGGGCGGGGTGCTGGCGACCAGCCAGCTATAACCCCTACGGTATTTATTCTCCGCGCCGTGGGTTAAACGGCTCCGTATCGCGGCTGAGTTTCTGTCGCTGGTGGTCAGCCCAGCGGCGCAACCCCTCCCGAAATCACCTGTCAGCGAATCATCCGGACATTCATACGCCACCGGCGGCTACTTCGTGGGCGTCCTGCCTGTTCGCTGTTGGTCAAAAGAAGATAATCAGAAATTGCGCATAACGCAAGAATAATTTGCACAAAACGCAATTAATGGGGTGTAAAAAAAGCCACGCAAAGTGGCTTTTTTATGAATTTGCAGTTTACCCGTGTCGCTTGATGGCTTGGGACTGGCTGATCATAACCTTGCCATAAATATAGAAGCGGTGCTCGTTTTGTTTATCGATGCTCCACTCCCTGTATTTGGGATTATCAGATATAACCAGTAGCTGATCAGGGATCATCTGTAAGCGTTTGACATAAATTTTCTCATCAAAGCCAAAAACATAGATGCCATCGCCATCAAAGTCGTGGATTGTGATATCGACAAAAATTAAATCGCCGGGCTCGATAGTGTCGGCCATGCTATCCCCACGAACGTTGATTACCTTTACCCCGTCGGAAGGTCTACCACCGAACATTGATAAAGCTTTTTCGTGGCTGTATTCAATGGCGTGGATAACATCTATCACGTCACTTCCTTGAATAAATCCTGCACCCGCACTTGCTGCGATATCAAGAACTTCAACCCTAAACACATCGACACCCTCTACAGATGAAGAATTATTGTTACTGTTTATACATACAGTAGACTGAATGTCTGTCGAGGTAAAGAGTTCGGCAATACTAACGCCTAAAGCTTGAGCTAATCGGTTAAGTGTTTGTTCTGTAAATTGCTTTTGCTTACCCGTCTCCAAACGGGAAATATTGGCAGAATCAATCTCTACGGCATCAGCAAGATCCGCAATTTTCATCTTCTTCGCTAGGCGAAGTTGTCTTACACGGTTTCCAATGTTCATGCGTCCATTACATGTATTTTTTGCGCGTTGTGCAAAGCGACTTGCGCAAGCGTTCAGCATGAAATAATATGCGTAATACGCAAATATAGGAGGCATTATGCAATCACCACTTAGAATATTGCGAAAGTCGCACGGATTTACTCTTTCGCATGTTGCTGCTGGCGTACAAATCGATCCTGCAACTTTGAGCCGAATCGAACGATGCGAGCAGGTTCCCTCAGTTGAGTTGGCAGAAAGGCTGGTCAACTTCTTCAAAGGTGAGATTAGCGAGCTTCACATACTTTACCCAGGCAGATACGAGCAAACCGAACTGCTCACTTCTGGTTCTGCACAACAACTCTAAATCGAAAGGTTCATTCAGATAACTACCAAAAGGAAAACATCATGGTAGAGAGCATAAACACAGCAATCCGTCTTATGTGTAAATCACACAAACAGGGTCGTTTAGGGATGGCATCTGAGCTGGGCATGACCATCGACCAGTTTCATAACCATTTGTATCAGAAATGCGGTAGTCGTTTCTTCACGCTTAAAGAACTCGAGTCTATGGAAGATCTTTCCGGCACCAGTTTCTTCACAGAATACGTTGCTGAAAGGCAGGGCAAATTCCTGGTGGATAAGCCGGTACCGGGGCTTGTGGACAACGTCGATCTTTATGACATCGAGCTGAAAGCCGCGGTAGCTGAAGGGGATTTTGCAAGAGCAAAAATTGAAGCAATGGCTGACGGCGTGATTGACAAGAAGGAACGCATGTTTCTATCGGATTTATTCAACGCGAAATTACGTCATCAGATACATGGGTTTATGGGATTTTTGGCTTTGTATGGTGTTGGCATTGCAGATCACGCAGTTGACGCATTCGTAATTAATGGTCGGAAAGGTGACGCCCCGAGTGTGCAGCTCGAGGCGTCTGGCGCGCCAGCTTTCTAAGTGGAGAAATTTAACGCATGAACAGTTTAAACCGATACAGGCCTGCTAAGCAATTCAGATGCAAACCGCTGGTGGGCAATGCTCCGTTCGGCTATGAGGAAATCGTACATTCTGCGGACGGCAGCCACAACTACCAGACGCCAGGCGATATGGTAGGCGCATTTTCCGAAATGAATGAGAGGGGGCGTATAGAGTGGAACTCCTTACCAGGCGGTACCGCGACAACCGTGGAATTGAAGTTCATGTCATCGGCTATGACCGGGAAAAACGACAGGTCATCTACAGGCGCGCCGGTTATCCGCACGACTGCATGCAACCTGTTGAACGGTTCCGGGAGAAATTCAGAAGGGTGGCGGGATGAGCACTAAGTTAACCGGCTATGTGTGGGATGCCTGCGCATCGTCGGGTATGAAGCTGACCAGCGTGGCAATTATGGCGCGCCTGGCTGACTTCAGCAGTGACGAGGGCATTTGCTGGCCTTCCATCGACACCATCGCCCGCCAGCTGGGCGCAGGTGCCAGCACCATCCGTACCGCGATCGCTAATCTCGAAAAAGACGGCTGGCTGGTACGTAAACAACGCCGCCAGGGTAATCGTAATGCATCGAACGTCTATCACCTTAACGTTGCAAAGCTCCGGGCTGCGGCATTTACTCACCTGTCAGATTCTGACACCTCAAAATCTGACCCGTCAAAATCTGATGCGTCAGATTCTGATGCATCAAAATCCGACCCGTCAAAATCCGGCAAAAATGGTGGTTTTGACCCGTCAGAATCTGGCGGGGATCCGTCAGTAAAATCAAAACAAGATCCACAAGTAAAACCTAAACCCTTTTGTCAGGTTGCCGGGCAACCCGACCGGGATGTGATGATCACCGATCAGGCTAAACAGGTTTTAACTCACCTGAACCAGAAAACAGGCTCCCGGTACCAGGTCTGCAAGTCTTCGCTGGAAAACATCCGTGCCCGCCTGGGCGAGGGGTTCAGCCTGGATGAACTGGTGCTTGTCGTGGACTACAGCACCGCGAAGTGGAGCGAAGACCTCAAGATGGCGGAATACCTGCGTCCGACCACGTTGTTTCAGCCGACAAAATTTCCTGCCTACCTCAAAGCCGCTACCAACTGGGATAACGCAGGGCGTCCGCTGCGCCAGAACGGGGAGTGGGTGAGCAGCCCGGCGGCGCGTGCCTCATTCGACAACGTTGATTATTCACTGCCAGAAAATGCGGGGTTCCGATCATGAGATACGGATCCGTTTGCAGCGGTATTGAAGCAGCAACAGTTGCCTGGGAGCCGCTCGGCTGGAAAGCCGCATGGTTTGCTGAGATAGAAAAATTCCCATCGGCAGTTCTGGCAGCTCGTTGGCCCGAAGTGAACAATCTCGGTGATATGACAAAAATAGCCGCTGCTGTAAGAGCTGGAGAAGTTGAAGCGCCTGAAGTTATAGCTGGCGGAACACCCTGCCAGTCCTATTCAATTGGTGGCAAGCGTCAGGGGTTAAGCGATCCACGCGGACGATTGACACTTTCATATATGGAATTAGCTGATGCAATCGACAGTAAACGCAGGGGAAATGGTGAGCATGAAGCAATCTTCGTCTGGGAAAATGTCCCGGGGGCATTCTCATCAAAAGACAACGCCTTCGGTTACTTTCTCGCTGGAATGGCTGGAGAGGTTGAAGCATTCGAACCTGGTCCACGACCTGCAACAGGATGCAGCGGCAAATACTGGCGCTGGGATAAAAAAACCTGCAAGCACATTCCAGTCTGGTCAAAGCGTGGTGTTGTTATTGGACGACAGCGCCGAGTGGCCTGGCGAACCTTCGATGCTCAATACTTCGGAGTGGCCCAACGACGCCCGAGAATTTTGCTTGTCGCAACTGCTAGAACAGACATTGATCCCGGGCAAATATTATTTGAGTCCGAGAGCCTGCGCCGGGTTAATCCCCCGACAAAGCAGACGCCCGTGCCTGTTTGTCTCACAGCAAGAGGGGCTGGCTCTCTCGATGACAGAGAAACTTACGTTGTTACACCAGAATGCCGAATCAGACACCTGATGCCGATCGAGAATGAAAGGCAGATGGGATTACCTGATGACCACACACTGATCCCATGGAACGGCAAAGATGCTGCTGATTGTCCAGATGGCCCGCGCTACAAAGCGATCGGCAACAGCATGGCTGTACCGGTCATGCGCTGGATTGGCGAGCGTATCGTCGCTGCGCTGCCAGCGGAGGAGCCAGCACCACGCGCATGGCAGCGCCCGTTCCTGAAGTGGGCTGGTGGCAAATACTCTCTGCTGCCGGAGCTGGATCGTCTTATCCCGGCAGGTAAACGCCTGATTGAACCATTTGTGGGTGGCGGTTCGGTATTCATCAACTCAGATAAACACGCCGCTTTCCTGCTGGCAGACGTTAATGCCGATCTGATTAACCTTTACCAGATGCTGGCGCTGGTGCCGGAAAAGGTGATGCGCCATGCGCGTCTTTTATTCAGCAGCCTTAACACTGCGGAAGGTTACCTGGCTGTACGTGATGAGTTTAATCAGCAGCTTATCCCAGCGCCAGAACGCGCAGCAGCTTTCCTGTTTCTTAACCGACATTGTTTTAACGGCCTGATCCGTTACAACCGCGCCGGAGGGTTTAACGTCGGCTGGGGCAAATATCCGGCACCGTATTTTCCTGAGAACGAAATCGCAGCGTTCGCTGACATGGCCCATAACTGCGTTTTTATGAACGCTGGCTTTCGCCGCACGCTGTCGCTGGCAGGTGAGGGCGATGTCGTATACTGCGATCCGCCTTATGAACCAATGCCAGGTACCGCAGGCTTTACCGGTTATGCCGCCGGAGGTTTCACCTGGGAAGATCAGATCGCTCTCGCAGAATCCTGCGTTGCAGCACACCAGCGCGGGGCGCGTATCGTCATATCAAATTCCGTGGCTCCGCGCATCGTTGAACTGTACGAACAGCACGGGTTTTCGCTGAATTACGTCACCGCACGCCGATCCATTTCAAGCAAAGGCAGCACCCGCGAGATCGCAAAAGATCTCGTCGCGGTGCTTTAAGGGGGAACAGTGGAAAAAGATAAAAAATTAACTGTCAGCCAGCAAAGAGTACTCGACGAACTGATCGCCTTCCAGCGCGAGCATGGTTTTTCACCAACAGCGGCTGAGCTGGCTCAACGTCTGGGTTTTCGTTCGCCCAATGCCGCCGCAGATCATTTACGCGCGCTTAATAAAAAAAATGTCATCTCGATAACCCCTGGCGTTTCGCGGGGCATAGCTATTACCAGCATGAGTAATGAGGCCACGGCAATATCCCTCCTGCGTTCGCTGGTGGATGGTGATGAGTACGCCAGAGAGCATGCGATAGCTTTCCTCGAATCTCGCGGGGTGGGGGCATGAAGTTAATTTTGCCGTTCCCGCCCAGCGTAAACACCTACTGGCGCGCACCGAACAAAGGCCCGCTGAAGGGCAGGCATCTCATCAGTGCCGTCGGTCGCGCATACCAGAGCGCGGCGTGTGCGGCGATCATCGAGCAACTGCGCAGGCTGCCAAAGCCCGCTACCTATGAACCGGCGGTTGCAGCCGCCTGAATAAGTGGAGAAACGCATGAACGAGTTAACCAATGCAAACACCGGGCTGACGATGTCCAGCCGTGTCATCGCCGAGCTGGTCGATTCACGCCATAGCAATGTATGCATCACCATTGAACGATTAATGAGTAGCGGCGTGATAGGGGGGTATGCTGCATTGCAGTACACCCACCCGCAGAACGGGCAGCAGTATCATCACTACGAAGTCAGCAAGCGCGACAGTTATGTGATTGTTGCGCAGCTCTGCCCTGAGTTTACCGCCCGGCTGGTGGATCGCTGGCAGGCGCTGGAGCAGGGCCAGCAAATTGCCGTGCCGCAGTCGTTGCCCGAGGCGCTTCGTCTCGCTGCCGATCTGGCTGAGCAGAAACAGAAGCTGACGGCGGAACTGGCCGCCGCCGCGCCGAAGATTGAATTTGTGGATCGATATTGCACCGCCAGCGGCTCAATGTCATTCCGTCAGGTGGCGAAGCTGCTGACGGCCAAAGAGACCGACTTCCGCCTGTTTCTCATCGATAACAACATCATGTACCGGCTGGGCGGCGCGCTGACGCCTCACCACCAGCACATTGACGCCGGACGGTTCGAAGTGAAGACCGGAACGTCTGTTACCTCAAACCATGCATTCAGCCAGGCTCGATTTACAGCGAAGGGTGTTAAGTGGATCGGCGGCCTGTGGGCGGAACATCTCGCGAGGGGGAACGCAGCGTGAGGGCACTGCTTAAACCAGACATAGCCCGCCACCTGGGTATTGTGCTGCTGAGGCCCGGCAGTGAGCTGATGAGCATCTTCAGTTCCGGACGAGTGCTGGTGGAGCCGCAGCCGGAAAACATGGCACACCTTCCGACCGGGCGGATTGCCGACGCTCGCCAGCCGCTGACGGAGGACGAGAGGCTTTATCCGTTTTATTGCGATGAGCGGGTAATTAGCGCCGCCGGTGGTATCGGAGCGCTGGAATACTGGCTTGAGCATTACGGCGGCGGTCAGTGCCAGTGGCCGTACTCGGACTATCATCACCGCGAACTGGTCACGCAACGCCACGCCCCCGGCGCGCTGCTGCTGTGCTGGCACTGCGATAACCGGCTGCGGGAGCAGACCACCGACACGATGGCGGCACTGGCCCGGCAAAACGTCGCCCGGTGGATCGTGGACGTGGCGCGTGTCTCGTCTGGCTATGACGCAACACGGGAATTGTCATTGTCCGAGTTGTGCTGGTGGGCCGTATACGCCGGTGTCGCAGACGCTATCCCTGAGGATATGGCAGCCCGCGCGCTGCGGTTCCCCTCTGCGCCGATCCAGTCAGTTTATAACGGTCACGATCTCGGTCCGTCTGCTGGTGGTGAAGAGGTGCTGGGCAACCGGCTTAAAAAATATAAGCCAGCCGCGCGCCAGTCCGCCGAGCCACCAGTAGCTAAACCCATTGTAAATATACAGGTTGATCCGGAGTCGCCGGAAAGCCTCATGCTCCGCCCGAAAAGGCGGCGCTGGACGAACGAAAAATACACCCGCTGGGCTAAAGCACAGGTATGCGCCTGCTGCGGCAAACCAGCGGATGATCCGCACCACCTAATCGGTTACGGGCAGGGTGGCATGGGAACCAAAGCACATGATCTCTTTGTGATCCCGCTGTGCAGGGCGCATCACGATGAGTTACATGCCGATCCCGCGGCATTTGAAGCGAAATATGGCAGCCAGCCAGAGCTGGTGCTGAAGACTATAGACCGTGCGCTGGCTAACGGCGTGCTGGCGTAATTAGTGGAGATAGTAATGCGTGATATGTATGAACTATTAGACCGTTGGGGCGCATGGGCTGCCGCTGACAGCAGCGGTGTTGACTGGCAACCAGTTGCGGCTGGATTTAAAGGCTTACTACCACACGGCAAGAAATCTCGGCTACAGTGTGATGATGATGATGGAATTATGATTGACGGGTGTGTAGCGCGGTTGAGAAAATATAATCCTGAAGAGTATGAGCTGATCATTGCTCATTTTGTCGTTGGCTTATCTCTTCGAACATTGGCTAAGAAACGAAAATGCTCTGACGGAACCGTTAGAAAAGATTTACAAACAGCCCTAGGTTTTATAAGTGGTGTATTAATAATGATAGAAAATTATTAATTATGTGAAGGGAGTCACAAAAAAACGTGACTCCTTTATTTTATATTTAATACGATTATAGAAAATCTTCGGCCTGCTTCTATCAAATAAAGTATGCTTATAGTGAGGAAAAAAATGACGGCATAAAATACACATTTGATCATATGCACTTGCGAAATGAGACAAAGTAAACACACCACTATAAGTGATAGTAAAAACGCGCAGGTAAGTATCGTATCAGCTATCAGTCGTCTGTAATGCCCTGTTTTTAGCATGTTTACTATTAGCTTTTTATCCATCAAAGCTGTTATAAGCGACATTGATGTGATTAGAAAGCCTAATATCGTTCCAGCTAATCCAGTAATCACTCCGGAAGCGTTGACCAGTATTTGTGTATTAATACTCTTTGAGCTGATCCAAAAAAGTACTACCACTCCGGCGCTTAAAGCTGACCTAGATAAGAGCGTCTTCCATTGCACCAAAGTACCCATCTAATTCCTCCTGACATTCTGCTTTCGCTGCATCAATCATACCATACATAGTCAAATTGGGGGGGAAGTACGCATTGGTTTCAACAGACTGCCATGAAAAAACTCGATCTGCGATTAAATCTATTGGGTGCTCCACACCATCCTCAAAGACATATGCGCGTGCAGTAGTTGCACCATGGCCCACAATATTTCTCAATGTCCTTTTCAGACGATTAGCCAATTTCCCTTCCGTATCAGCTCTTCTCAAATCAACCCCCATGGAGATTTTCAAGCTATCTGCATCTGCATCGTTCATCATACCAACGATTGTTGTACCAAAATCATCGTCTGGGTAAAGCCGAGGATTCGTCGGACGGGGTAGAGTGAATTCTATTTTCTTCAATTCAACAGCTCCACTCATTAGACGGGCAACAGCATCTGATTGAATTATTGGGCTGGCTGTGACTCTAACCCCAGCTACAGTACTCAGAAGTTTGATAAATTGGTTAACACCACTTGAGTGAGAATTTCGATGCCATGCCAGAAGATCGTTTTGTTCGTAGTAAACGAAAAAATTTTTCTCAATCAACCCTTCATCGTCATCAAGTTCAATCTGTTCAGCGTCTTCACCTATGCTTCCTATCTCAGGGATATCAGTATTTCTGAACTTCCTAAATTGGCCGCAAACTGAGGCAGGAAATCTGTCAAAAACTAAGCCCCAGACCTCTCTTGTAAATCCACTAATCTCAAGTGAGGTATCGTATTCGTTATCTCTTATAGCCTCTAGCAAATCACGGATTGAGGTTACATCTTGATTAGGGATAAGACTTAACTGAAAAAATTCAATTTTATATGAGCGTTCAGGCATTTCGATTTCCTGTAAATTTTTGTAACACTTCCTGATTGTTATAGATAATACGAAATGTCTAACGCGTACGCAAAAAATATCTTAACCTGTTAAGAGTGGTCACTTAGACACGCAGCTTAATCATTCGATCCCGCCTCCGAACGGTTTTTTTGCAACCTTCTCAACTAAAAGTAAACATAAATGTTTACACAGTAAGCATAATTGCTTACTATAATATTATGTTCAACAGATTGGAGGAGGGATGAAGCAAAGCGAGTTCAGGCGGTGGCTTGAGTCTCAGGGAGTTGTGGTTTCAAACGGTACTAACCATCTGAAACTACAATACGGGGGAAAACGAAGCGTAATGCCACGGCACCCCGGAAGTGAGATAAAAGAACCATTACGAAAGGCCATCATTAAGCAGCTTGGCCTGAAATAAAAAAACCAGCCTCTCCGGGGGCTGGTACTCGCTGAGATTCATCAAGACAATATGCGATATCCCGTAAACCTTGAGCCGGATACCGGCGGATATGTTGTTTCGTTCCCGGATATCCCGGAAGCATTGACGCAGGGCGATACCAGAGAAGAGGCGTTATTTATGGCGCTGGACGCTCTGGTTACTGCGTTTGAGTTTTACTTTGAGGACGGGCAAAAGGTGCCTGAACCCGGTAAAATCACCGGCGATTTCGTTGAATTGCCGGCCAGCGTTGCGGCGAAGGTACTGATGCTCAATGCCTTCGTAGACTCCGGGATTACTCAGGTTGAACTCGCCACACGCATGGCAGTGAAAAAGCAGGAAGTGACCCGGCTTTTTGATCTGAAGCATTCGACCAAAATCGATACTGTTCAGAAAGCTCTGGCTGCGCTGGGCCATCAACTCGAAGTGACTATCTGATAGCCCAAGATAAATAACACAGGCTCGCTTCGGCGGGCTTGTGTTATTGGCTCCTGATCACAATTTCTAAAAAGTACCAGCTGATTCATTGATCGAACAGCGTTTGTGAACCTTACTCAGTATGTGGTGAATACCCCTCTGCTGGGTGGTCCAGTCTGTGTCATCAGGCGACCACCCACGCAATCCATCACCACCAGCGATAATACTGAATGAATATTGCTCCCTGTAGCCTGCTTCTCTGAGCAGGCTTTTTTTTATCCTTTTTCCCCATAACCACTTCCCTGAAGCGGAGGTGAGAGACATGTCCCATATGAGCAAACTCGTAACCGGTGTCGCGCTCGGCACTTCCGGCGGCACCATCCTGAACGGTGTTCTGACAAAACTAAGTCCTGATGAATGGAGTGCCGTCGGCGTGCTGGCTGGTATCGCGGGTATTGTCGTCACCGGACTTATTAACTGGTACTTCAAACGAAAGGTTGCCAATGCCCAGGTAAGGGCGCTGGAGAAATACGGCCCGACGATAAAAGTTGGAGATGAATGATATGCCGATGACCAGCAGTCTGCGTAAAAAACTCATCGCTGCTGCGGGCGGCGGCGCGATGCTCATCGCCACGGCTTTTCTTGGCGGCCACGACGGGGTTGAAGGGCGGAAGTACGAAGCCTATAAAGATGTGGCTGGCGTCTGGACGGTCTGCGACGGGCACACCGGGCGCGATATCGTCCGGCACAAAACCTATACCGACCGGGAATGTGATGCCCTGCTGTGGAAAGACCTGCAGCCGGCAAAGCGCACCGTTGACCAGTTGGTGAAGGTGCCGGTGGGCGAGTATCAGCGCGCGGCGCTCTACAGCTTCGTCTTTAACGTCGGCTCTGATGCGTTCTCTAAATCCACTCTGCTGCGGAAACTCAATAAGGGCGACCATGCCGGTGCGTGCGAAGAGATGCGCCGCTGGGTTTACGCTGGTGGCATGAAGTGGAAGGGGCTGCAGAACCGGCGCGAGATGGAGCGTTCCATGTGCCTGGCGGAAGGTAAAAATGACCTTTAAAGCAAAGCTTATCGGTGCGCTGGTTATCGCTGGCCTGCTGGTGGCCCTCGGCTGGGCGGTTAATCATTACCGCGATAATGCCATCGCCTATAAAGAGCAGCGCGATAAAGCCAAAGGCGACCTGCAGCTGGCAAACGACACCATTAATGATATGAAGGTGCGCCAGCGCGACGTCGCCGCACTCGATGCGAAATACTACGGAGAACTGACAGATGCCAAAGCGACTATTACCCAGCTTGAACGTGATGTTGCTGCTGGTCGTAAGCGGCTGCAACTCAACGCCACCTGCAGAGCGAACGGAGCGCCCGGTACCACCAGCATGGATGATGGCACCGGCCCAAGACTTACTGACGCCGCTGAACGGGATTATTTCACCCTCAGAGAGCGAATTGAAACCGTCACAAAGCAGCTGACTGGGTTACAGCAGTATGTTCGCCAACAATGTATGAGGTGATCCCATGAAGCACTAAAGCGGTGAGACCGTCCATGCAAGCCGCAGTCATGATGCGGCCCCGAGTCTCCGATTAGAGAGCCAGATGCAAGTCCAAACTGCAACATACCGCTGGTGAGGGTTAATGAAGAAATGGGTGTGCCGGTAAAGCAGCGCGAAAGCCAGACGCGCACCGGTTTTGAGCGGCGATTGAGCGACAGCGACTTAAGGGCATGAGCGCGGCCACTGCGACATGGTTAACCACGTTGGGAAGCGTCGTAACGTCGGTACTACTTATGAGTCATACCAGCTGAATTTACTCAACCGATAATTGTGCCGCTTCCACTAGTCCAATGAAGTATTGCTAAGCCGTTCTTTAGACTAGATCGTTGCTGGCCGTAATTGAGAAATGTAACAATGACTTTGCTAGTGTCGGTGAAGTTGAACTCCAACATCGGCTTTCACCTAAAAACTAAGCCTATAGCTCTCTGTGCAATTCTGCTCATGTCAATAGATTTATTTCTTAAAAGGGAGTAATTTATCTGACATGGGGTCGAGTGTAAGAGAGCTGAAATGGAATCTAGAGGGAATTATCGTGTAAGGCCAATTTCAGAAATTGGAAGTGGAACATTTGGACGTGTAGAGAAAATTGAACTCTACAATTCTGATGATCTTTTTTGTGGTCATTACGCTCGCAAAATTCTCTCAGTCAACAAAGACATAGTAGGATCTATCTTCAGTCCCGATGACTGGAGAAGAAGATTTGAGCGAGAAGTAACCTACCAATCTCGGTGCCAGCACTCAAATGTTGTACCCGTCTTAATACATAACCTCTATGCTGAGAATCCGTGGTTTGTAATGCCTTTAGCTGATACGGACCTCATGAATGAGATTGAGGGGAACATATTAGGCGATGATGAGAAACTGGCTGCTATTAGAATGATGCTGCTTGGTATCGAATTTATTCATAGTCGCGGATATCTTCATCGAGACCTCAAACCTGAAAACATTCTTAAATTTTCTGATGGACAATACAAAGTGTCTGATTTTGGTTTAGTAAGGCACGATGACCCTAGCGCAGCATCAGCAGTATTAACTAATATAGCTGTTACTATGGGTACTGATGGTTATAAAGCTCCAGAAGTGAATAGAGGTCTGTATAGCCCTAAAACTGACATCTATGCTGCAGGTGCTATAGTGAATATCTTAAATTTAAGCCATGTTGATGGCATTGATGCCATCATTGGCAAGGCTACAGCTTACAAACCTAATGCAAGATATGATTCAGTCAGCGCAATGTGTGCCGATCTCAACACCATAATTGAAGGGAGGCAGGCATGATCAATCTTCTGAATTGCGGGTTTTTCTCATGCCCTAAGGATTACGAGCGGGGCAATCAGGACTCATATGTACTACCAACTCAAATAGGTGACGGATTTGTTTTTGCTGTCGCTGATGGCGTTGGTTCATACGAGGGCGCTAAAGAGATAGCAGATACGGCCACCTCTGCGCTTAGATCTACCATTAACGAAAGCATTACGGACATACAAAAAACATTTCTTGATCTGAAAGAAAAGGTTGACGCTGTTGTAGATACTAGGACTGATTGGATCAATGCAGCAACTACGCTTTCCTACTGTTACATCGACCATAAAGCTTTGTACGTTGGACATATCGGTGATACTCGAGTCTATGTGAAAAAAGGCACTAAGCTTCAGTTGATAACCAAAGATCATACGCAACACCAAGAGCTTTTTGATGATGGTATTTACACCAAGAAAGAGTTGCGTGATCTGCCCGGTAAAAACACTCTTACAGCAGCGATATCTAGAAATATTGCTTTACGCTATCAAAGCGTTGAGTTGCCCTTATCAGAGCTGATTGATGAAAAAAGACTCATCACTATCTACATCATGTCCGATGGAGCACATCATTTCTGGGAAAAGAGACCAAGACTTTCGTTTGAGACTATATCGAAAGCACCAAAGTTTGCTGCTAGTTTGTTAAGGAGGATAGAACGGTCCGGTCCTATAGATGATTACACTCTGATTGCTGTATCCTTCCAAGTATGACAATAGCAACAAATAAGCCGCCCTGATGAAGTGAACCCCTAATCGTTGGAGGTCCAACTTTCGGGGTTCACTTCATCAGGGCGGTTTTTTATTGCCTCGCTCATGCGGGGCTTTTTTATGCGCATCGCACGCGCATCAACGAGAAACTTTCAGCAGCGAGCCTGGGCAATCCGTTAACTTTCGGCTCGAATACGCTTACCGTTTACGTGCCAAGCACCATGCACACCGCTTCCGGCAGACCTGACGCAGCCGATGATAGTACCGCTGCCACCAGCTCAATGACGTAATACCAGGTTTTTTGTGGAGTAAGCCAATTTTGTTTATTATTGAGAGGGTAATAATATTTTTAAAGGTATAAGAGAAATTGAAGGGGAACGAAAACTGAATTCTATCCCCTAGTTGAATAATCGTTTAGTTATCCCCATGCGGGGATAAAACTATTGCGATTGTTAGAGCGCTAATGGAGCGTGAGACAATATTTCGCTTACTTCCTCCGCTCCCAATTCCCATTCCCGGTTCACAGCATTAGCTTTCTTACAAGCCTCAATAAGTGCGTTGTAGTGATGCTCTGTCTGGGAGTGCGTATTGTTGATAGGGGATTTTTGTTCAGGGAAACGCTCAATTTTTTGGAAGGCTTCGATTATGCTTATGTAGGTATACTCATTGTTCCCATCGAATCCAGGCAGTTGGATGTAACCATCATGAATCCTCAGTCGGTGCGTCTTCTTTAATTCTTGCTGCTCAGTTGAGCCGAGAAGACGGTAAGATTTAGATAATCCTCTGTATGCATTCAGCAATTCAACTACAAAATCGCGCTGTGCTTTCGATGAGCCTTCCGAGAAATATCCTGCATATTTTGCGTCAAGAACCCAGTCTTGCCCGGAGGTGAGCGCATACTTGACGATTTCAGGATCAAAGTCGGTATCGATACCGAGATGCATGGCAATATCACAAAGTAATACAGTACTGATTTTATCTTTAGTATCCATGATTTACCTCTCTGAGTGAGTTTTATTCTTACTCGCATTTTACCGCTGAGTCCACAGGGCTTCTTCACAAAAAACAAATAGTTTGGCATTGGAGAGATTATGCAGGTCACTATTGATGGTGTCCCGTATGCACCTGCTAGCGAGTCATCCGCCCGAATTGGTATAGCGATAACGACGCATAATCGTGCTGACGTACTAAGTCGGACGCTGGACCAACATCTGCGGCATTTACCCGTCGGTGCGCTGGTGGTGGTGATCGATGATGGCTCAGCCCCGGCTGCTACTGTTACCGATGGCGTAAAACTGATAAGGCACGACACATCACTGGGCATCGTTGCATCGAAGAACGCCAGCCTTACCGCGCTGATTGATGCCGGGTGCGAGCATCTCTTCCTGTGGGATGATGATGCCTGGCCGATCGCCGATAACTGGCATCTGCCCTATATCGAATCACCTGAGCCGCATCTCTCTTATCAGTTTCTCGATTTGGCCGGGCCGCGCAAGCTGAACGATCTGGCGGTGCTCTACCGTGACGATCAGCATGTGGCCTATACCGGGCAGCGTGGCGTGATGCTCTATTACCACCGCAGCGCCATTGAGACCGTAGGGGGCTTTGATCCGGTTTACGGTCGCGGCATGTACGAGCATTCTGATCTGGCGCTGCGCATCCACAATGCCGGGCTTACAACGTGGGCTTATGCTGATGTTACTGGCTCGGAAAAGGTGATTCACTCGATGGATGAGCACGAAGAGGTCACGCGCTCTGTTTCCCGTCCTGATCGCGAAACGCTGGTGGCACGCAACGTGAAAATCCACAACGAGCGCCGGGATGCCGGTTATACCGGTTATGTCGAATACCGCCCGCGTCGCAACGTGGTGATCACCACCCAGTTAACCAGCCAGTCTGATCCGCAGCGTGGCGTGAAGATGCGGCCTGACCCAGACCTTCTGCGCGCCTGGGCAACGTCAATCAGTGGTGCTGATGCGGTTGTGCTTGCTGACGAACTGACTGAAGCGCCACCCGGCGCACAGCTGGTGAGTGTTCCTGCTGTTGCGATGAATGTTTACTTCCGGCGCTGGCTGCACATCTACCAGTATCTGCGCGATCACCCTGAATACCAGTTCGCCTGGTGTACCGATGGTACTGACGTTGAGATGCTGCACGCGCCGTGGGACGAGATGAAAGCCGGTCAGGTTTACGTCGGATCCGAGCCTAAGACTTACGCTGACGCATGGGCCCGGCAGAACCATCCCGAGAAACCTTATCAGGACTTTCTTGATGAGCATCGTCACGACGTAATGCTTAATGCCGGGCTGCTGGGCGGCACGCGTGAGGATGTGATGGCGTTCGCTCATGCCATCGTACGTCTGTATTACCGCATCGAGAGTAACCGCTTCTGGCAGACAGAGCGTGCTGGCGCAGCGGTAGGCGATATGCTTGCGTTTGGGATCGTGGCTAAATCATTTGCTGACAGCCTTGTTACCGGTCCTCAGGTTCACACTGTCTTTAAAACTGATGGTATCGGTAAGGAGGTTGCGTGGTTTCGCCACAAGTGAAGTTTATAGTGGTCGGCCATCACTCACGGCACAAGCAGGCACTATTTCTGGCTGAAACTCTCGGTGCTGTCCTGCTAATTGATAGCGGGGACCACGGCGCAAACTGGAATCATCGTCGCGCGCTTGGCTGGGCCGCCTGCCAATCCAGCCGTGTAGTGGTGCTGGAAGACGACGCACAACCGGTGAGTGGTTTTGTCGAGCTTGTTGCTGACTGGCTGGCCCGCTTTCCTGATGACATGCTGAGCTTTTATCTCGGTACCGGACGCCCACCCCAGTATCAGATGCAGATAGCGGAGCAACTGATTAAGGCTGACCGGATACGCTGCGACTACATCACACTGCCTCGCCTGATACACGGCGTCTGCTACAGCGTACCGCCGCAGCATATCGGCAGGGTGTTTGCACGATGGGACAGCAACAAGTCCGCAGACTTTGCTGTGGGTGATGCGTATGGCGGTTCAATTATATACCCCTGCTGGTCGCTGGTGGACCATGCCGATGGTGAACCGGTCGAGCATCATCCTGACGCGGCACCACGTACTGAGCGCCGTCGGGCCTGGAGGCTGTTATGAAAGCAGAGCCACGCATCTATGGCAGTAAATGGGATAAGGAGCGCATAGCCTTTCTGCGCCTTCATCCGCTCTGCGTCATGTGCCAGGAGCAGGGCAGGGTGACGGCCGCAACAGTGGTTGATCACATCACCCCTCACCGGCTGAAAGAAGCACTGAACGACGGAGACTCTGCCACGATCGCAAAGGCCCAGAAGCTTTTCTGGAGCCGCAGAAACTGGCAGGGGCTCTGTAAGCAGCACCATGACTCAACCAAACAGCGGATGGAGAAACGCGGCATCATTATTGGATGTAATGAAAACGGCATCCCCCTCGATCCGGCATCACACTGGCTCAAATGATAATTAATATCACCTGATTAGTATCATTATGAAACTATTTGAAAGAAAATGATATCTATTCTCATCATCAGGGGAGGGCGGGTCGAAACTTCAGAACCCTGAGCCCGCATGACCGCCGCCTGTCCTTTTTACGCACAACCGCGAAATGAAAAGTTTTTTTCCGGGAGGTTCCGATGGCAGGACGACGCCCGAAACCGACCCACCTCAAAGTGGTTACCGGCAATCCGGGCAAACGAAAACTCAACGATAAAGAACCCGCCCCCGTCAGAGAAATACCCAGTCCGCCCGCTCATCTCACTGACTGGGGGAAAGTGGCGTGGGGAAAACTGACCGTGCTGCTTGATGGCATGGGTGTTCTTACCGTTGCAGACACGCTGGCGCTTGAGCGCCTTTGCGATATTTACGCCGACATTCTGCAGTTACGTCTGACCATCGCTGATGAGGGGCGGACCTACACCGTTCAGACCGACGGCGGTTTTTTGATTAAAGCCAATCCGGCAGTAGCCATGCTGGCCGATGCGGATCGCCGTTTTAAAAGTTACCTGGTTGAATTCGGCCTTACCCCTGCCGCCAGGACGAAGGTGAAAGTTGATGGTGGAGAAAAAGAAGAAGACCCGCTCAACCAGTTCTTCGGTTGACCCGGCCACGCAGTACGCGATGGACGTCACGTCCGGAAAAGAAATTGCCGGTCCGGATATTCGTAATGCCTGTAAGCGTCATCTGGCCGATCTGAAATCCTGCCACGCGCGCGGGCTGCAATGGGACACAGAGGCTGCGCAGCGGGCGATCGATTTTTTTGCAAAAGTCCTGAAGCTCAACGGCGGGGACTATGAAGGGAAACCTTTTAACCTGCTGCCGTGGCAATGTTTTATCGTTGGCTCGATATTTGGCTGGAAAAACAGTGAAAGCTACCGCCGGTTCCGGATGGTTTATGTGGAATCAGGAAAAGGTTCAGGCAAGTCCCCGCTGGCGGGCGGCGTCGGACTTTACTGTCTTGTAGCCGATAAAGAGCCCCGCGCCGAAGTGTATGCAGCGGCGACGAAGAAAGACCAGGCAATGATCCTTTTCCGTGATGCGGTGGCAATGGTTGACCAGTCTCCGGCGCTGGCGCAGCGGATCAATAAATCCGGTGGTGCTGGTAAGGAGTGGAATCTGGCTTTCTTGCAGGCAGGTTCCTTTTTTCGCCCCATAAGTTCAGACGACGGCCAGTCGGGACCACGCCCGCACTGTGCGCTGATTGACGAGATTCACGAGCATAAAAATAACCAGGTCGTTGAAATGATGCGAGCCGGGACCAAGGGGCGGCGTCAGGCACTGATTTTCATGATCACCAACAGCGGACATGATAAAACCAGTGTCTGCTATGACTACCACGAATATGGTCGCAAGGTTGCAGAAGGGTCAGTTGAGGATGACAGCTTCTTTTCCTTTATCTGCTCGCTTGATGAGGGTGAAGATCCCCTCAAAGATGAATCCTGCTGGAAGAAAGCCAACCCGTCGCTGGGACACACCTTTACGGAGCGCTATCTGCGTGAGCAGGTCACCCAGGCACGCGGTATGCCGGCGAAAGAGAGCATCGTCAGGCGGCTTAATTTTTGTCAGTGGGTGGATGCTGATAATCCCTGGATGAGCAGCGATGTCTGGATGGGCTGTGAAGAGGATTTCGATCCTGCCGAACTGCAGGGGGAAGAGTGTTATGGCGGCCTCGATCTTTCCGGCAGTCGCGACCTGACCGCGCTGGCGCTTTTCTTTCCGAAGCAGCGGAAACTGCTGGTGGAATTCTGGACGCCAAAAGACACCCTTGCCGATCGCGCCAAAACAGACCGTGTTCCCTATGATGCCTGGGAGCGAAATGGTTTTATTCATACCACCCCGGGCAAGGCAGTGAAATACGGTTTCGTTGCGGAGCGCATCGCTGACCTTTCCCAGCAGTTTTTTATAAAGGCCATCGCGTTTGACCAGTACCGGATTAAATATCTGGAGCCGGAACTGGAACAGGCCGCCGTTGCGGTTCCGCTTATCCCGCACGGACAGGGATATTACAAGGCACAGGAGTCAGGGCTGTGGATGCCGCATTCAATCGAGCTGTTTGAAGGCATGCTCGACGAGTCATCTGTTGCGATTAAAACCAACCCCTGCCTGCGCTGGAATGCCGCTTCAGCGGTGACAGAGGCAGATCAGAAAGAAAACCGTATCTTCGCCAAAAAGAAAAGCACCGGCCGTATAGACGGCGTGGTGTCGTCAGCCATGGCTATCGGTGCCGCCGAAGGTTATGAAGATGACAGCGGCGATATCGATGACTTCTTCAGTAATCCCATCATAGTGTGAGTCACCATGAATAAAGAGAAAAAGCCGGGCCGGATGAAAAGTGCGCTTCGCCGGTGGCTTGGCATACCTGTTTCCCTGACCGACAGTGAATTCTGGTCGGCGTACGCCGGGGGTGAAACCGCCTCCGGGAAATCCGTCACCGTGGACAAAGCACTCCAGCTGTCAGCGGTCTGGTCCTGTGTGCGGCTGCTTTCCGAAACCATTGCCACACTGCCGGTCGGCTTTTATGAAAAAACCGATGACGGGCGGGAAGCGGCCAGTTCTCACCCTCTCTATGAACTGCTGCATAACCAGCCCAATGCCGATATGACTGCCGTGGAGTTCTGGGAAGTGATTATGGCCAGCCTGCTGCTCTGGGGGAATGCTTACGCAGAGATTGACCGCACCGGCAAGCGGATCACCGCGCTGGTGCCGCTGCGACCGGAACGAATGAAAGTTGAACTCAATAACAGCGGCGCGCCTGTTTATACCTACCGGGACTGGCCTGGCGGAAAAATACGGAACATTAACGAGCGGGATGTGATGCATATCCGCGCCTTCAGCACGAACGGCATCATGGGTCTTTCGCCGGTGAGCTACGCCCGGCAGACGCTGGGGCTGGCGATGGCGACCGACGAGGCCAGTGCGAAGGTATTCAAAAACGGCATGCGGCCCAGCGGGGTGCTGTCGATGGAGCAGATCCTGAAGAAAGATCAGCGCGCCGAGGTCCGTGACAGCCTCGCAGAGCAGTTCGGCGGCTCGATGAATACCGGGAAAATGATGGTGCTCGAGGCTGGCATGAAATTTCAGCCTGTGACCATGAACCCCGAAGATGCGCAGATGCTCCAGACCCGGGCCTTTAATATCGAGGAGATATGCCGGTGGTTCAGGGTGTGGCCGGGACTGATTGGTCACAATGCGCAGGGACAGACCATGTGGGGCAGTGGGGTGGAGCAGATGTTGATCGGTTTTCTGACATTTTCCCTGCGCCCCTGGCTGACCCGCATTGAACAGGCCATTCGCAGAAACCTGCTGGCACCCGGCGAGCGGAACCGCTATTTCGCTGAGTTCTCTATTGAAGGACTTCTTCGGGCAGACAGCGCGGCGCGGGCGGCTTTCTATTCGACAATGACACAGAATGGCATTATGACGCGCAATGAAGCCAGGAAGAAAGAGAATCTGGCTCCCCACTCCGGGGGCGATCAACTTACGGTGCAGTCCAACCTGATGCCGCTTAACCAGCTCGGTGCCGGCGCGGAGAGTGAGTCTGCAAAAAACGCGTTACGGGAATGGCTGGGAATTAAATCAGAGGAGACGCCGGAATGTACCGGAAAAACACAGCAATGAAAGTAAAAGCTTTCGATTTCGACATAAAGGCCGTCAGTGATGATGGCCTTTTTTCCGGATACGGATCCGTATTCGATGTGGTGGACAGCTACAACGAGGTGGTGGCACCCGGCGCATTTCTTGAAAGTATCGAAGAAACGCGGAGCAAGGGCCGCACTTTTCCGGTGCTGTGGCAACACCGGACCGGTGAGCCGATCGGTAACTGGGACATCAGCGCCTTAAAAGAAGACGATCATGGCCTGTTTGGTGAGGGAGCACTCTGGCTTGATGACGCCGCTTACGCTAAAACCGCCTGGCGGGGAATGAAGACCCGTGCCATTACCGGCCTCTCTATCGGCTATTACGTCCGCGAGTCTAATTACGACGAGAAGACCCGCATCAGAACCCTGACGAAACTCGATCTTGTCGAAATCTCGATCGTTACCGTGCCTGCGAATGATGATGCCCGGGTGGATATTATCAAGTCGAAGTTATCGCACGGCGATCTTCCTTCATTACCTGAGTTTGAGAAGTTCCTGCGCGAGGCAGGTTTCTCGAAAACACAGTCTGCGGCGATCGCCTGCCGTGGTCTGACACATCTGCGTGGCCGGAGCGAGTCCGGGGACGAAGACGGCGAAACCAAATCGGCTATTGCGGCAATGAGCCAGCAACTTAGCCAGTTCTCTCTCCCCAAAATCCAGTAAGGAATCAATATGTACCAGAAAAAATCCGCCGACGATCAGCCCCAGAGCATCAGTGAAGTCTCGGCCAAGCTCTCCGAGGTCATGAATCAGGTCAAAACCTTCGGCGAAGACGTTCAGAAGAAAATGCAGTCAGGTGAAAATGTCACGCTTGAACTTAAACAAATGACGGATCAAAGCCTGACCGAAATGAACGAGCTCAAGGAGCGTCTGACCGAGCTGGAGCAGAAAGGTGCACGCCGGCCGGGTGAAGAACCGGCGCAGCGAAAATCGCTGGGTAGCCTGGTTATTGAAAGCGAAGCGTATAAAGGGATGGACAGCTCCGCACGCAAGAGCATTCGCGTCCGGCTTGAGCGCAAGGACATTATGAACGTTCCTGCCACCACTGGTACCGGGGCCAGCGCGACAAACAGTCTGGTTATTGCGGATCGCATTCAGGGCATTGTTGCGCCGCCTGAGCGCACCATGACCATCCGCGATCTGCTCATCCCGGGCAATACTGCATCGAACGGCGTTGAATTCGTTCAGGAAACGGGTTTTACCAACAATGCCGCGACGGTGCCGGAAGGCGGGCTGAAACCTAAATCCGATATTCAGTTTGAACTGAAAAACGCACCGGTGCGCACTATCGCCCATCACTTCAAGGCTTCGCGCCAGATCCTCGACGATGCGCCGGGGCTGGCCAGCTATATTGACGGTCGCGCCCAGTATGGACTGCGCTTTAAGGAAGAGCAGCAGTTGCTTAACGGTGACGGCACAGGGGCGAATATCCTGGGTATTCTTCCGCAGGCGGCAGAGTTTGCGCCCGCCATCAGCGTGGCAGGTGCCACTCCCATTGATCGCCTGCGCCTGGCAGTTCTTCAGGCGGTGCTGGCGGAATATCCGTCCTCGGGCTTTGTGCTTAATCCAATCGACTGGGCGGGCATTGAGCTGACCAAAGACAGCGAGGGCCGCTATATCATCGCGCAACCGGTTAACGGTGGTGTGCCGCGCATCTGGGGGCTTCCGGTTGTCGAAACCCAGGCGATGGCGCAGAACAACTTCCTTACCGGCGCGTTTAACATGGCGGCGCAAATCTTTGACCGCACTGAAATTGAAGTACTCCTGTCAACGGAGAACGAAGACGATTTCATCCGCAACATGGTGACTATTCTTGCAGAAGAACGGCTGGCGATGGCGGTTTACCGCCCTGAAGCGTTTGTCACCGGCGCTGTTATGGCTGCTGGTTCCTGAGACAGGGGGCCGCTACGGCGGCCCTTTTTTAGATAAGGAGTGAGCCATGAGAACGAGTAAAAAAACCGATGTCGGCAGGGCTGCTGACGATCAGGATCACCTGAATGAAAAAGCAGTTAAGCCAGGCTTTGTTTCCGTCCAGCCTTTACGCCGTTTTATGGACGGTACCACTTTTCGCTCACCCACGGATGATGCGTTTACAGTAACGCGGCAACGTGCGGCAGAGCTTGCGGCAAACGGTCTGGTGGTCATAGTGACTGACGTTACGGAAAACAAAATGAATCCTCAGCCGGACTCAAAGGGGTAAATGTTATGACTGTTGTCCGGATTGAAACCGCGCTGGAGCATCTCAGACTGGATGAGGATACAGACAAAGCTATGGTCGAAATCTATCTTTGTGCAGCTGAAGATGCAGCGATGCAGTTTCTCAACCGACAGTTTTATGCGGACGAAACAGCGCTGGCCAGTGCAGTGTTGTCCGGAAAAGCGGGTGAAAAGCCAATGATCATCATGCCGTCTGTTGAGAGTGCCGTGCTTCTTATTCTGGGCTGGCTGTATGAAAACCGCGGTGATGATCCTGGCGGCGACTTTCCCAAATCTGCGCGCTGGCTGCTGAATCCCTGGCGTGTTGATATGGGTATCTGAAAGGAGACGGGTATGAAAATTGGCCCAATGCGACACCGTGTCACAGTCAGTAATTTTTCCACGACGAGATCGCCTTCAGGTCAGCCTGTAGAAAACTGGACTGACGGTGCGACCGTATGGGCAGATGTTAAGGGGATCAGCGGGCGCGAAATCATGACCTCCGGTGCAGAACATGCTGAAGCCACTGTCCGCGTCTGGATCCGTTATTGCCGGGATATCAGTGCCTCATCACGTCTTAAGGTTCGTACCGGACCTTTTAAGGGGGCGGTGCTGATGGTGACCGGCCCTCCGCTGCCCGACAGCAAAGGAGCGCGGCTTGAAATACTCTGCAAACTTGGGAGCGAAAAGTGATTGATGTTAACCTCGACTTCTCCGGGCTGGAGGATATTGCCCGCGACCTCGAAACCCTGAGCCGGGCCGAAAATAACAAGGTGCTTCGCGATGCCACGCGCGCGGGTGCTGACGTGCTGAAAACTGAAGTCATTAACCGGGCTCCGGTCCGCACCGGGAAAACTAAAAAGAATGTGGTGGTGGTCACGCAGCGATCGCGTCGGCGGGGTGAAATTTCGTCCGGCGTTCATATTCGTGGCGTTAACCCCCGGACCGGCAACAGCGATAACACCATGAAAGCCAGCAATCCGCGTAATGCGTTCTACTGGCGCTTCGTTGAACTGGGTACGGTGAACATGCCTGCGCATCCGTTTGTGCGACCGGCGTTTGATACCCGGCAGGAAGAGGCCGCCGAAGCCGCTATTGCCAGGATGAACAGCGCCATTGATAAGGTGCTGAGCAAATGACAGAAGCCGATCTTTACCCGTTGTTATCGCACCTGGCTGACGGGCAGGTTTATCCCTATGTCGCACCGTTAAGCGACGATGGCCAGCCGTCCATTTCACCGCCGTGGGTGATCTTCTCCCTGGTCTCTGATGTTTCGACTGATGTGCTGTGCGGTCAGGCGGAATCCCGCGCATCAGTGCAGATTGATGTTTACTCACTGACCATTGAGGAAGCCAGATCCATTCGTGATCAGGCGCTGGAGGCGGCTAAGCCCCTGACTCCGACTGAAATAACGAATATCCCCGGCTATGAACCTGATTTCCGCCTTTACCGTGCCACGCTCGAATTTCAGGTTACGTCCTGAAACATTAATCAACCCTGAACGACCCGCTCCGGCGGGTTTTTGCTTTTATGGAGACAGCTATGTCCTCTTTGTATGAAAAATCGCAAAACACCAAAATCCTGATCACTGAGGTTCCCGCAACCAAAGACACGCTGAAAACCGCCAAATTCCTCGATCTGAGCTGCACGCTGAAAGAGGTGCAGTTTACCGGCGGTCAGAAACAGGATATCGACACCACCACTTTTTGTTCGGAAGAGCAGGAAAATACCAACGGCCTGCCGGCACCGTCTGAAATTTCCATGTCGGGAAACTTCTACCGCAACCCGGCGCAGGATGCACTGCGGACAGCCTATGACAATGACACGACCTATGGCTTTCAGGTCATCTTCCCGTCCGGCAAAGGGTATAAGTTCCTGGCAGACGTGCGCCAGCATACCTGGTCGTCCGGTACCAATGGCGTGGTGGCCGCCACGTTCTCCCTGCGCCTGAAAGGCAAACCCGAAAACATTGAGTCCGGCTCGTAAGGAAAAAAAATGACTTCGCTTAAAGAACTGGCCCTGGCTAAAAACTCGGGCTTTCGCTTTAAAGAAACCACCGTGCCTGAGTGGGATAACGCTAAAGTCGTGCTGCGTGAGCCCTCCGGTGAAGGCTGGTTACGCTGGCAGGAGATCGTCAGAGCAGACAGTGACGACGAGGGTATTTCAGTGTCGGAACGGGCGCACCGTAACCTGCGCGCGGATGTAGTACTGTTTATTGATGTCCTCTGCGATACGGACAAGCAACCGGTATTCGGACCAGAAGATGTAGAGCAGGTGCGGGAGATTTACGGCCCAATCCATGCGCGCCTGCTCAAGCAAGGCCTTGATCTCATCAGCACTGCGGACGATGCGCGGGAAAAGTCGCAACCCCCGGCGTAAAATTCCTGATGTCGCTGGCGCTCCGGCTGGGGCGCACCCTGTCAGAACTGCGTCAGAGTATGACTGCCAGCGAGCTGATGATGTGGATTGAGTTCGACCGAAACAATCCAATTGGTGATGTTCGAGGCGACATCCAGGCGGCGCAGATAACATCTGCTGTTTACGGTTCACAGGGGGTTAAAACCACGCTGAATGATGTTCTGCTGCAATGGACTGGGGATGAAAACGCAGAGGCGGAAGATCCTTTTGCCAGCCTTGAGGCTGCGTTAGACGCAGCAACACAGTGACTTTTTTTTAACAAGGTATTAGGATTCCTCCCATAAAATTTAATGGGGGCTTTATGGAAATACTACTTATCTCGATTGTCATTGGCATCATCCCGGCTCTGATCGCTCATAGCAAGGGACGCTCCTTCTTTGCGTGGTGGATCTATGGTGCATTGCTTTTCATCATTGCTTTCGTTCATTCATTAGTAATACGCAAAGATGTTAAAGCTGAAGAAAAGGACATGATCGCCTTCGATGGAATGAAAAAATGCCCTTTTTGCGCAGAAATGATTAAATCTGAAGCAATAAAATGTAAGCATTGTGGGAGTGATTTGACAGGGAATAATCCGAATTTGGATTTAAAAAAGTCTGATGAAGATTATTTAAAAGAGGCCAGGCGAAAGGCTGGAATAAATGAATGATAAAGAAAACCGCTTCGGCGGTTTTTTTGTTTCTGGAGCTTGTTATGGCTACGCTGCGCGAACTAATAATCAAAATCTCTGCCAACTCTCAATCTTTTCAGTCAGAAATTTCTCGTGCTTCTCGTATGGGGCAGGACTATCACCGCACTATGCAGAATGGTGGAAGACAAGCGGCGTCAGCGCAGCGTGAAACCCAGCGGGCTTTAGCTTCTGTTACGTCACAATTAAATACTACTCGCACCGCTGCATTAAATCTAACCGGCGCATTTGCTGGTGCATTTGCCACTGCAAATCTTATTCGACTGGCGGATTCATACAATTCTCTCTCAGCGAGGGTAAAACTCGCAACAACTGATGCGAGTGATTTTTCCGCCGCGCAAAAGGGTTTAATGGATATTAGCCAGCGCACCGGCTCAGCTTTTGCTGATAACGCTGCACTTTTTAGCCGTGCTTCAACATCATTACGCGAATGGGGGTTTGGGACACAGGATATCCTTAAACTCACTGATGCCCTGGCTAACGGGCTTCAGGTTTCGGGCGCGTCCGCCGAAGAGACATCTTCTCTTATTGTACAGCTTTCGCAGGCATTAGGCCGTGGCGTGCTGCGTGGACAAGACTTTAACTCAGTGGCGCAGTCTGGGCAGCGAATTATGAAGGCTCTGGCTGATGGTATGGGTGTTGCTCAGAAAGACCTTAAGGGCATGGCTGACGCGGGGCAGTTAACCACGGATAAAATTGTACCTGCGCTAATCAGTCAGCTCGGCAAACTAAAGTCTGAGTTTGACTCGATGCCAAACAGCGTCAGCGCAGCATCCACACGTATTCAGAATGCATTCATGGAATGGGTAGGTGGTGCCAATAAAGCGAGTGGCGCGACGGCAACAATTTCTGGTGTGATGGATGACGTTTCAAAAAATATTGACAGCGTTGCCACTGCCGCAGGTGTTTTGGTTTCAATTGGTCTAGCAAGATATTTAGGTGGTATGGCTTCTGGGGCAATTTCAGCCAGTACAGGTCTCATTGGAGCAGCCAAAAGGGAAATTGCACTCGCAGACGCTCAGGTTAGAGGTACCCAGATCTCCACAGCCAGAGCAAGGGCGGCAGTATACAGAGCTCAACAAGCTTTAGTTGCAGCCAGAGGAACAGATGCTCAGGCGGCCGCAGAGAAAAGACTGAGTGCAGCTCAACAATCATTAACAAGAAATATTGCAGCGAGAAGCTCAGCTCAAACCGCTTTAAATAATGTGACGTCGATTGGTTCTCGCATGATGGGTGGCGCGCTGAGTTTAGTTGGGGGATTTCCTGGTCTAATTCTCCTGGGTGCCGGGGCTTGGTATACATGGTATAAAAATCAAGAGCAGGTCAGAAAGTCAGCGCTCGACTATGCCAATACGCTGGATGATATACGCGAAAAAACTAAATCGATGAGCCTCACTGAGGCATCAGATAATGAATCTCAAACGCGTAAGGCTCTGGATGAACAAAATCGACTGGTAGATGAACAAGCAAAAAAAGTCAGGGGGTTAAAGGAAGAAATTTCCGGATATCAATATATGTTGGCTAATCCTGGGCCAACAGTGGGTGGGTATATGATTAACCATCTCAAAAGCCTTGATGATGCAACTCTCGACCTGTCAAATGCAACTCAAGCTTTAGCCGTAGAGCAGGAACGCCTATGGCAAATGCAGGCTAAATCCCAATCGATTCAAGATGTTCTTGAAGGTATTGAGCATCAGCGAGTGGCATTAATCCGCCAACAGGCGGCTGAACAAAATGCTGCTTACCAATCTCTTTTATTAATGAACGGGGAACATACTGAATTTAATCGCCTACTTGGGTTAGGTAATAATTTATTAATGGCCCGACAGGGTTTAGTTAATACGCCAATGCGCCTCCCTCAGGTTGACCTCGATCAAAAGCAAAGCGATGCCCTTGAAAAAAGCCGTCGCGATTTAGCTTTATCTAAATTAAAAGGCGAGGAAAAAGAAAGGGCAAGGCTTGGATATACTGCTGATGATCTTGGTCTTAAAAATGAACCTCAGTTCCAGACATGGCGACAAGAGCTCATCGACAATGGTCTCACTGAATGGAGAAATATCGAGGCCAATAAGCCCAAGAAGAAAGGGCCGAAATCTGATGCTGAAAAAGCGGTTGATACCTATGACCGACTGATTAAGCAGCAAAAAGAGCAGATCGCGCTCGAAGGGCAAAATACCGAACTGGCGAAAGTGAAATATCAGGTCAGTCAGGGAGAGCTGGCAACCTTAAGCCAGGCACAGAAAGCTGATCTGATGCGCAATGCCGCGCTTATCGATCAGGTTAAATTACGCGAGCAGCTCCGCAACTACGAAGCGCAACTGGCCGACAGTAACGCCAGCGCGCGCGCCGCGAATGAGGCCCAGCTTACCGGCTACGGGCAGGGAACCCGGTTCCGTGAACGTATGCAGGAGCAGTTCAATATCCGTAAGGAATTTGAGCAGAAGAATACCGATTTGCTCCGGCAGCGGCAGGCAGGCGACATTGAAGAAGAGACGTATCAGCAGGAACTGGCGCTCAATAAACGCTACCTGGATGAACGCCTGCGCGACCAGCAGGGCTTTTACAGCGCCTCAGACGCGCAGCGTGACGACTGGTTCAGCGGACTGAGCGAAGGTTATGCCAACTGGGCAGATGAAGCGACGAACTATTCCGCTCTGGCGGCCGATGGCATGAGGCAGGCGATGGATGGTGCCGTTTCCAGCGTGACCGATATGCTCAACGGCAACGTGTCAAGCTGGAAGGACTGGGGCGTCAGCGTGCTGAAGATTGTCCAGAACGTGCTGGTGAATATGGCGATGGCAAATACCGCCAGCTCCATCGGCTCATTGTTCAGCTTCGGCGCATCCTCTGCGGCAGGCAGCGGCGGGACCGCCATTCAGAGCGCAGCGGCTAATTTCAGATTTAACGCGAAAGGCGATGTGTATGACTCCCCGTCGCTCAGCGCCTACACCAACGGGGTGTACAGCACGCCGCAGTATTTTGCCTTTGCCAAAGGTGCCGGGGTGTTCGGCGAAGCCGGGCCGGAGGCGATTATGCCGCTTACGCGCGCGGCGGATGGCTCGCTGGGTGTGCGGGCGACGGGCGGGGTACAGACCGAACGCAGCGCGCCCTTCGTCATCATCGGCGATATTCATATTAACTCACAGTCACAGCAGCCGGTCAGCCAGGGCGCGGCCAGTGCTGCCGGTCGTCAGCTGACCGATGCCATCGTGCGCACGGTGAATGAAGAGGTCAGCCGACCGGGTACGCCGCTGTGGCGGGCCATTAAAGGAGTGTAAGCGTGGCGACAGAAACATTTGAATGGTGTCCGCGCATCACGTCGCAGGTCGATATCACCCTGCGCACGCGAAAGGCGCAGTTCGGGGATGCCTACGCGCAGGTGGCCGGGGACGGCATTAATCCTAAGCTGCCGCAGTGGAGCGTGAGCTTTACCGGTGATGAAGACTATATCCTTGCGATAAAGGCATTCATCGAGCGGCACGGCGGGTGGAAATCTTTCCGCTGGAAACCGCCGCTCGAGCCGGAAGGGCTGTACCGCGCAGAAACCCTCCAGCTTTCGTCCCACGGCAATAATATCCACACCCTCAGCAGTACCTTCATACAGGCATATCACCCATGAGTATTTCATCTGACGTCCAGAAACTTGAACCAGGCAGCCGTATCCGGCTTATTGAAGTGGACGGCTCCGCCTTCGGCGCGGGCATCCTGCGCTTTCATAACGAGAACATCCCGCACACGGAAGCTGAACTGGCGGCATCAGGCGGCGATGAGTCAAAGCTGGAGCCGAAGTCCGTCTGGTGGCAGGGCGAGGAATACGGGGCCTGGCCGTTTGAGCTGGAGGGACTCTCCGTCAGCAGCGACGGGCAAAGCGCCCGGCCAAAGCTGACCGTTGCCAACATTAAAGGCACGATCGGCGCTCTGTGCCGCCGTTTTCAGGGTATGGCGCGGGCGAAGATGATTATTCACGACACCTTTGTGCATTATCTCGATGCGCGTAATTTCCCTGAAGGTAACGCGGATGCAAATCCGCTGGAAGAGCGTAAGCAGGTGTTTTATGTGGATCGCAAATCCGGCGGTGATGATGAAACCGTGGAGTTCGAACTTTCCAGCCCCGCCGACCTGCGCGGCCAGCAAATCCCGACGCGCCAGATCCAGCCGCTCTGCACCTGGTGTATGCGGGGGTGGTACAAAACCGGGAACGGCTGCGCCTACGCCGGGCAAAATGGCTGGTTCGATAAGGACGGTAACAAGGTTGACGATCCGTCACAGGATGTCTGCTCCGGCCTGCTGTCCACGGGCTGCAAACCGCGCTTTGGCGAGAATGAACCGCTGGACTTCGGCGGCTTCCCCGGCGCTTCCCTGCTCAGGAGCTGATGATGAAAGATAAAACGATCTGCGCCATCCTGGCGCACGCTGAGGCGATTTTCCCTGATGAATGCTGCGGGCTGGTCATTCAGAAGGGCCGGGTCGAGAAGTACATTCCCTGTGAAAACCGCGCCACATCGCCTGATGAACAGTTTGAGATTGCCCCGGAGGATTACGCCGGTGCTGAGGATCAGGGTACCGTTGTGGCGGTGGTGCACAGCCACCCCGGCGACGGCGCAACCACCCAGCCGAGCGAGCTGGATATGCTGATGTGCGATGCCACGGAAATACCCTGGGTCATTGTTTCCTGGCCGGAAGGCGATATCAGAACGGTCATGCCGCGCGGCGATCGCGCGCTGACGGGCCGTCAGTTCGTGCTGGGTCACGCCGACTGCTGGTCGCTGCTGATGGACTATTTCCGCACCGAGCACGGCATCACCCTGCCTAACTACAGTGTGGAGCGCCACTGGTGGGAGCAGGGCGAAAATCTCTATATGGATAACTGGCATGACTGCGGCTTTCGCGAGTTCGACGGCCCGCCGCAGCCCGGCGATGTGGTCATTATGCAGATCCAGTCACCTGTACCCAATCATGCCGGTGTACTGCTGGAGGGAAACATGCTGCTGCACCACATGTACGGCCAGCTGAGTCAGCGGGTGCCGTACGGCGGCTATTACCTCGATCGCACCATCAAGACCGTGCGACATAAGGAGCTGATGTAATGAACAAGACCGTGATTAAACTCAGCGGCTCAATGGCGCAGCGCTTTGGCCGCACGCATTACCGCGTACTCGATACCTCGAAAGAAGTTTTTCGCGCGCTGTCGGCCACCCTGGACGGTTTTGATGCCTGGCTGCGGGAGGCGCGGGCGAAAGGTCTGGACTTTGTCATCTTCCGCGATCGCCGGAACATCGGACAGGACGAGTTTGAAATGGTCAGTGCCGGGAGTGAACTGCGGATCATTCCGGTGATACGTGGTAGCAAGCGGGCCGGTATATTCCAGACCATACTCGGTGCAGTGATGGTGGTTGGCGGGATTGTGGCTTCTCCGTTTACGGGAGGATCTTCACTTTCAATCGCCTGGGCAGGTGGCGCGATGATGGTGGGAGGCGTTATTCAGATGCTTTCTCCACAACCCGCTGGTCTGCGTATGCGGCAGGATCCCGATAATAAACCGTCCTATGCGTTTGGTGGCCCGGTAAACACCACGGCGGCCGGGAATCCGGTTCCGCTTCTCTACGGTCAGCGCGATATCGGCGGTGCGATTATTTCAGCGGGCATTTACGCCGAGGATCAACAGTGAAATAATATGGAGTAAACAAAATGAAAAATATCTACAAACTTGTAATTAAAAACATAATCCCAACTGAAGGTAATTATGATGTGACTGTGGCTGTCGCTTACTCTGAATTTCCGGTTATCCCGTTATTTCAAATTAGTGTTGACGTGCCCCGAAAAAATGAAGCGCCTTTAGAGTATTATGAAGAAATTGCGCTTATGAAAGCATCCAGATTAATCAGTGATGTTAATGACAGCCTTATCAAAGCGGCCTGATGGCCGCCTATATTTATGATTTAGAGTGAAGCCTTTCTTTAGCTTTTCGGAAAAAAGTTTCAATCGGCTTTTTACCGGACCATGTTTTTAGTCGCTCATCTATTTTTTTATCAATATCCTGTTTTTGCTCATCAGAAAGGTTTTCACAAATTAAAGAAAGTAAAACCTCCAGTGATCCTACACGGGTCTGTAGTATTTCGAGGTCAGATTTTGATTCTTTTTCCATTACAACTCCTTGAACGAGGTTATCAGCTATTCCTCTTTTTTTACCGTTAATGTTAGTGAACCGTCACCGACAAGCTGAAACCTCACCATAACCAGGACTATGTTTTTATAACATCCTGATATTCGATCAGTTGTTCACTCAAGGCCGCCTCTATGGCGGCTTTTTTTATGGATGCGATATGGCAAATATTATCAAAGGCCGGAAGAGTGGCAGTAAGCAGGGGCATACGCCGGTTGAATCCCCGGACAGCATTCAGTCCATCGCCCGCGCAAAAATGCTTATCGCCCTGGGCGAAGGGGAATATGCGGGCGGGCTTGACGGCACAAAAATCTTTCTCGGTGACGGTACCTCCTACACGCCGCTGCTGAATGCCGACGGGTCAGAAAATTTTCCCGGTGTGGTGTGGGAGTTTCGTTCCGGCACGCAGGACCAGACCTATATCCAGGGTTTTCCGGGCATTGAAAACGAGCTGCAGGTCTCCCAGGTACTGAAGCAGAATGTGCCTTATGTGCGCGCCATCTCCAACACGCAGCTGTCCGCTGTGCGCGTTCGTGTCGGCTGGGAAACCCTGCTCTGGCAGAAAGACAACGGCGATAAGGTTGGTACCCGCGTTGAATACGCCATCGATCTGTCTGTTGATGGCGGCGCGTACCAGACTGTGCTGAATGGTATTGTGGACGACAAGTCCACGACGCTTTACGAGCGCAGCCACCGCATTAACCTGCCCAAAGCCACGACCGGCTGGCAGCTGCGAGTCCGCCGCGTCACGCCTGATGCCTCGTCCGTGAACATCGTGGACACGATGAAGGTTCAGGCCATCACCGAAATCATCGATGCAAAACTGCGTTACCCGCATACCGCGCTGCTGTATATCGAGTTTGATGCAAAACAGTTTCCGAACGGTATTCCGCAGGTGGTGTGCTGCCCTAAAGGCCGCATTATTCGCGTGCCGGACACCTACGATCCGGAAACACGCGGTTATACCGGCACCTGGACCGGGGCATTTAAGTGGGCATGGACCGATAACCCGGCATGGGTTTTTTACGATCTCATCCTCAACGAGCGCTTTGGGCTCGGCCAGCGCATCACCGCCGATCAGGTTGACCGCTGGGAGCTGTATCGCATCGCCCAGTATTGCGACCAGCTGGTGCCGGATGGCAAGGGCGGCACAGGCACGGAGCCGCGCTTCCGCTGCAACGTTTATATTCAGGATCGTGCTGAAGCCTGGACGGTTTTGCGCGACCTTGCCGGTATTTTCCGGGGGATGACCTACTGGGGAGACAACCGCCTGTATGTGCTGGCGGACATGCCGCGCGACATCTGGCACGTCTATAACCATGCCAGCGTGGTCGACGGTAAGTTTACCTTCTCCGATCCGAGTGAAACCACCCGCTATACCTCGGCCATGGTCAACTGGTCCGATCCGAAAAATCATTACAAAGACACGCCGGAAGTGGTGTACGACAACGATCTGGCGATGCGATATGACTTTCGCCAGATGGAAATGACGGCGATTGGCTGTGACCGCCAGTCCGAGGCGAACCGTCGCGGGCGCTGGGTGCTGCTGACGAATGGGGCCGGGGAAGTTGTGTCCTTTGCCACGGGGCTGGACGTGCCGCCGGTGGAGGAAGTTATCGGCATCGCGGCCAATGAACTGGCCGGGCGGATCATCGGCGGGCGCGTCAGCGCAGTAAACGGGAGGAATATTACCCTCGATCGCATCGCTGACATCAAACCAGGCGATCGGCTGTTCGTGAACCTGCCGTCCGGTCCGGCGCAGGCGCGCACGGTTCAGGCGGTGAACGGTAAAACCGTGACCGTGACTACCGGCTGGAGCGAGACGCCGGAAGCGGAAACCAACTGGGCGGTTGAGGCCGACGATCTGTATATTGCCCTGTTTCGCGTGACGGGCGTCAGCGATAAAAATGACGGCACCTATGCCATCACCGGTACCACTTACAATCCTGACACGTATCCCGCCGTCGATCACGGCACCCGTCTGGATGAGCGCCCGATCAGTGTCATTCCGCCGGGCGTGCAGGGTCCGCCGGTAAATGTGACAGTAGACAGCTATTCCAGCGTCAGCCAGGGCATTGCCATTACCACTCTGCGTGCTGCGTGGGAAGCAGTAACCGGGGCGGTGGCCTATGAAGCTGAATGGCGTAAGGATTCAGGAAACTGGGTCAACGTGCCACGAACGTCTTCGCTGGGCTTTGAGGTGCCAGCCATTTATTCAGGCCGCTATCTGGTCCGGGTGCGGGCAGTGAATGCCAGCGATGTGTCGTCAGTGTGGGCCGTCAGCCCGGAAACCATCCTGACGGGTAAAACCGGGGCACCGCCGAAACCGGAAGGGCTGCGCACTCAGGGGATCGTCTTTGGTGTCGTGCTGAACTGGGATTTTCCTGCCGGTACCGGGGATACACTCAAAACCGAGATCCAGTACAGTGCGGCGGCCACCGGCACAAATCCGCTGCTGCTGGCCGATGTGCCGTACCCGCAGAAAACCTACCAGCAGCTCGGCCTGAAATTTGGCGTGACATTCTGGTACCGTGCGCGGCTGGTGGACAAAACCGGCAACCAGAGTGCGTGGACCGACTGGGTCAGCGGCATGCCGGCTGATAATGTTGCTGACTACATCGACAACATGGACGAGGCGATCCGCGACACCGACACGTACAAAGAGCTGGACAAGTCGATCCAGGACAACCAGACCGCGATCGCGAAAGAAGTTACCGACCGTGCTGCTGCCATTACCAAAGAAGCCAGCGATCGTGCTGCTGCTATTTCGAAGGAAACTACGGCCCGCACGCAGGCACTGACCAAAGAATCCAGCGACCGTACCGCAGCGATCGCGGCGGAGGCAACCACCCGCGCGCAGCAGGATCAGAAGGTGGCCGCTGACGCAGCCAACGCACTGCTTAACGAGCAGCTGACACGCGAAGCGGCAATTTCTGAAACCAACCTGATTATTCAGAACAAAACGGACTCGCTGGCGCAGTCGATCGCGCAGGTCGCGGCGGGCAGCGGCACGCAGTTCGATTCCCTGAAAATCTGGCATTTCAACTCTTCGGGCGTTGAGGGCTGGACAGGCAACGGCACGCCGACGGTGGTTGATAACTGCCTGCGCCCGGCTAACCATGCCAGTAACCCTTATGTTGTTTCTCCGGCATCGCTGGCAGTAGATGCGGCGTCTTATCGCTTCGTTAAAATGCGTATAAGAAAGGCAGGCAAACCCGCCTGGCGTGGTCAGCTGCGCTGGCGCGATACGGCGGCCTTTAACGACACGAATATGGTGACGCTGCCTGAGCCTGTTTTTGATGCCAGCGGCGTGGCGACTATCGATTTCAGCGATATCAAATGGAATATCCTGGCGAACGTGGCACAGATCCGCCTGGATATTGGCGCAACACAGACCGCCAGCGATTATTTCCTGATTGACTGGATAGCGGTCGGTCGCCCGGCACCGGGTGCCAGCACCGCAGCGCTCGAGGATGAAGCGACAGCGCGTATTGCGGCAGACTCTGCCGAAGCCACGGCACGCAGCACGCTGGCGGCGCAAATCCGCGGCGGTACCGACGGCACCGATCCGTCGAAACTGACCAGCGGGCTGATTTATAACGAGCGCCAGGTGCGCATCTCTTCGGAGAAGGCCATCGCTGAAGACGTTGAAGCGCTGGAGACGAACTTCAATAACAACAAAGCGGCAGTGCAGCAGTCTCTGTCCACCCTGACTGATGCCCAGACGTCACAGGGTAAAGCCATTACCAACATCAGCGCATCGCTGAAATATGCCAATATTGATGCGGCCAACATGTTGACGAACGGCTCGTTTGAAACGGATTTTGATTTCTGGGAAAAACGCGATTATCCGCAGGCGCAGAGCATTATCAACGGCGGGGCATACAGTGGTGATAAGGTGCTTCGTTTCACTGCCTACGCTAACGCTTCCCGCATCACGCAGAAAAATATCCTGCTGCTGAAGGGCCGGACCTACCGCCTGGCGGCGGTCTGCAAATTCTCTGCGGATGCCGTGGCCGGGGCCGGCGATAACATCAAGCTGGCGTTTCGTAACAGCGCATCCGACGCACTGATCCGCAGCGTGTCTTTCCTCGCAGCCGGTGAGTCCGCCCCGACGACATGGACGGAGAAAAGCCTGGAATATACCGTCGGCAATGTCGATCTGGTAGTGGCCGTGGCGGTGACGTCATTCCTGACAGCAGGGACGATGGATATTGATTTTATTCGGGTCATGGATATCACCGACGCGAAGGCTATCGAGACCAAAGCTGATGCCGGAGCACTGTCGACACTGGACGGTAAAGTTGATGCGATTGACGGTAAGGTTACTGCGCAGGGCACCGCGCTGACGCAGGTTCAGGCCAGTATCGGTCGGCGCACTGTTTTCCGGGCTGTGTCGGTCGGCAGCGGTGGGACAGGAGGTATCACGGCGGCGGGTGTATTCCGCGAGGACGGCACAAAAGCGGCCACGCCGTCCCGATCTTACATGTTGGTTGTGTTCTCAACCAATGCAGACGGCTCAACGGGTTTAACGCGATCCAATTACGATTTGTACGGTAATGCGGCAGCGGCATCGGCAGCGTTCAACGACGCAGTAGCCGCACTGCCTAACGGGACGTATGTCGCTGTGACAACCTACGACGAGCCAAACGGCAGCAAATCGCGGATCTACGATGCGATTGAAAGCCTGGGCGGCAGTCGGGAGGCGATGGATACGATGGTCTCCCGCAGCGCGTACATCCTGCTGGGCTGTAAAGGCATCGGGAAGGGCAACGGGCAGGAGCTGGTCAGCCCGGTTGGCGGCTCCGCTGATGCACGGGTATCCGCGGCGATTGAGTTCATCAACGGGACGATGGTTGGTCTGGGTGCCGGCGCATCAGCTATTGCCAATGCTAACGCCTCGGCCACGAGTGCGCTCGATGCTAAGGTGACGCAGAATGGGAAGGATATCACCGCGCAGGCCGACGCCATCACGCTGATTAAAACGGATGTGGGAGGGAAGGCCAGCCAGCAGGCATTAAGTCAGCTTAGCCAGCGTGTTACAGATACAGAGGGTGACATTGAAAGCCAGCAGATGGCGATTACCGGGCTGAATAACAACCTTAAAAATAAAGCTGATGCGACCGCATTCAGCGAGCTGGCGACAACGGTTAAAGGCCAGGGCGAGCGGATCGACACCATTGACCTGAAAACGACCCGTATAGACCTGACGGCTCTGGATCAGAATACCTATTATCCGGTAACTATGGTTCTGCCATCGGGAGGCATCGTTAAAGGGCCGTCGCGTATCCGTGTTGCGCGTCCGCTGGATAAGACGTATGGCATTAAGCAGCCTGACGGCACCTATAAGAACCCCGACTGGGCCATTCACGCCAGCGGATTTAACGTGTCGCTGGAATGGACCGCCATCGGCAGCGGCTGGGGTGCGAATGATGTCGAGCGAAATATCTACGAGTACCAGTTCAGACCAAACTGGATCACCGATGGTGTAGCGCCGGTGGTGAACGTTGGTCAGATGACCAACTCCTCTACCGAATACATTTATCTGCGCGGCGGGTCGCAGTATGACGTGTCAACGCCGTTCAGCGTGACGCCGGTGCTACGTACCGGGGCATACACGCTGTCCAGCCAGACCATAAGCCCGATAGCAGTTGGTTCGGCGGCTGTTGTGGTTCCGTCCACGATCCGCCAGGATACCATCGCGAACGCCACAGCAACGACGGCGCTGAAATCAACCCTGAAAGACGCTGCAGCTGACACGGAAAATATGATCGCCAACGGCAGCGGTGAAGGGGGTCTTGAATTCTGGGAAGGCTCACCGCAGCCTGCCGTCGTGCCAACCGCCCCGTATCTGGGCACGAAGTGCTTCGAGTACTCCGGCACGGCAAACATGCTCATGTTTCAGCGCGGTCTTACCATGCTGAAAGGCCGGGCGTACCGCGTTTCGCTGATGGTGAAATTCTCATCTGATGCCAGCGTCGATGCGACTAACGGGTGGGGTAATACCAAAGCGTCAATTCGCCAGAGTGAATCGAATGCATACATCGCGGAAGTCAACTTCAAAGGGTCTGGCTCAGCGCTGGTGACGGCGTGGACGGAGTTTTCTTTCGATTACACGCCGACCGCTGATTTACTGGTGCGTCTGGCTATCTCCTCACTGCTGAAAGCCGGGAAGATGTGGATCGATAACATCCGGGTTGAGGACGTTACTGACGCAAAAGCGAACGCGACCACGGCAAGCGCTGTCACCCGGCTTGAGACGGCTGTTAAACAGACGGGTGACACGCTGACGTTACAGGCCCAGAGTATTCAGGGACTGACCAGCAGCCTGGGCAACAAAGCGGATGCCAGCGTTCTTGCGCAGACCAACGCGACGGTGACGCAGCAGGGCAAAGATATTAAAGCCAATACTGAGTCCGTCAGTTCTCTGAAAACGCGAGTGGAGGGCGCGGAATCGGGGCTGCAACAGACGTTTGAATCCGTCGCCCAGGCCGGACTCGCGCAGTTCAGAGGATTTTACGAGCAGCGTGCTGAAATTGTCAGTAATGATACGAAAATCAGCGCCTCAATTGACGAAGTGAATGTCACTATCGCTAACGAGACGGGCGCGCTGGCGCAGCAGATGACGACGTTGCAGGCCAGTGTCGGGGAGAATGTTGCCGCTATCCAGGTGACGTCCTCCGTGCTGGCGGATGTGTCCAACAAACTCTCGGCGCAGTGGGGCGTGAAAGTCCAGGTTGATGCGCAGGGGCGTTCGTATGCCGCCGGTATCCAGCTCGGCATTGACGGCGCAGGTGGCACGTCCTCTTTCCTCATTGATGCGGATCAGTTTGGGATTTATAACCCGAATGCCGCAGGCGGGCGCGTGCTGGCGTTTGCCGTCAGCGGCGCAACCGCCTATCTGCGCACGGCGATGATCCAGGATGCGGCCATCGACAGCGCCAAGATAAAGGCGGGTGCCATCGGACGCCTGCAAATTGCCGACACCATTTCGTCTGACAATTTCAGCTCCGGCATCAGTGGTCTGCAAATTGATTTTCGCAACGGCAACATCCAGCTTAACGGCAACATTCCGGGGCAGGGACGTCTTACGCTGGAGAACAACCGTATTGTCTTTTACGACAGCCAGGGCAGGCCCGTGGCAGTTTTTGGGGGACCCCTGTAATGGCAGGCTTTCAGACGTTCATTAACGGGACATCGTTTGATGTCCTGAATGCAATGTCCTTCAACTATGTCATCGATGTGATAGATACCTCCGGTGCAGGCAGCCGGAGTTATTCCTCACAGAGCATGGATTACAGTGCGTTCATCCTGAATAACTTCTCCGCCACCACCTATGAGCCGCGAAATTACAGCGTGAGCGTTTCCGGGAATACGGTCTCCTGGAGCGTGCCGAACGCGGTGAAAATCGTGGTTTTCGCGGTACCGAAACAGGGGGCCGATACCGGCTACGGAGGATTCGCGTATTACGACTATCCCGGTGGTCAGCGTACCGTGAAACTGGCCCCGGACTTTGTGCCTTTTAACCTGGTTCAGGTTATCGATATCGGCGCGGGGCAGGGCGACCTTGTAACAGTGGTCCCGCTCGAAAAGGGTATGGTGGTCTTTCACCGGGCGCTGAACATGAGCATTAATCAGTACGACCAGATTGTCTGGGAGCAGGTGTCAGGTAACGGGCGGCATGTTCTCCGGGTGACGAATAACCCCTACGGCGGACGCCTCTACGTTTTCTCAGACATGCTGCTGAATATTCCTGCCGGGGGGTTTTACATGTACCGCGACGGGCGGATGGTATGGCACAGCAACTGCCTGCCGCTGAACGTCCGGCAGATGCCCGGCGGCGATATCGACAGCGACCGCCCGCTGGCGGTGGTATCGAACGTCAGCGCCAGTCTTTTTCTCCGGCAGGACCCGCAGTTCCCTACCGGGTATGAGAACAGACAGTGCGCGGCAGCGGGTTACGTTAACGGCCGCTGGCGCGCCACCATCGCCGCCACCTTCTCCAGCCGTTTCATCAGTGACCCGCGCGAGGGCGAGAGCATCCGCCCCTGGGCGGTCGGGGGCTATCCCGGCTACATCGAAACGACGCTATACGACGACTATTACCGGGCTGCGCTCGGACAATAAATTAGGGAAATACAATGGCAAACATTTCAGACGACCTGGCTGCAGCGCTGACGAAAATACTCAGTCAGGCCCAGCTAGATATCCAGAACCAGGACAAACTTTTCAACGGTAACGGCGACGTAACCATCACCCGCGCCGACGGCTCGACGTTTAATGCAGCGACGTGGGCCAAAATGATGGCGGCCACCACAGGAACGCTTAAGCAAAACGGAAGCCTGGGCACACTGGACCTGGACTCAGTGAACGGCAGTCAGGAGGGATTCTGGTATCAGGTCGCATCGGCTAACGCCACCGCTGCCAGACACTACCCTGAAACCCAGTATGGCGCTGGCGCGTTAATTGTTATCTCTGACAGAGCGAACCATGCGAATTCATGCTCGCAAATGTACTTCATGTATTCAGGTAATAACATTTATGTCAGAAACGGGGCGACGGCATCCAGTGGCACCGTAACATGGTCTGCATGGCAGAAGCTGGCATACACCAGTGACCCGGAGTTTACCGGGAAAGTGGTGATGCCTAGTGCAATGCACCTGAAAAAAGACAAGGTTATTCTGAAGGCCGGTGATGACAATACTTGCATCTTTACTATCGGGGGATCTACTGACATTTGCTTATTTAATGGCGACGGCATTTACAATAACGGGCGGAATGATGCGGTGCGCGGATATGCCTCACGACGTGGCACAGGTAACAGCAGCACGCTCACTGGTAACCTGTGGGCGCTGGGGTGGGCAACGCAGACAGGGATGACACTTTACGTTGACGGATCAACCATCGGGAGTATCCAGACCGCCTCGAATTCTGACAGGGAGATGAAAAAAAATATTAAATACCTTGCACGGAAAGAACGCGAGGCGGCCCTTGCCGAAGTCATGAAGTGGATGATTGCCACCTTCCGGTATAAAGCCAGGGGCGACGGTCTGATCCCTGAGTCCGGCGATAAACTGGGGTGGATAGCAAACGACCTGATTGAGGTCAGTCCTGAGTGTGTTGAGGGTGAAGGACTGAAAGAAGGGGAGGAACTGGATCCGCTGAAAGCCTACAGCCTGGATACCGTTGCGATGATGGCAAAAATGACGCTGGCGATGCAGGCACAGCAGGAGATAATCAATGACCTGCAAACCACAGTTAATCAGCTGAAAGAAAAGCTGATTTCGGAATAATTCCCCCAAGCTCCTGTATGAAGTTTTATTATTAATTAATGGTCATACTACTGAAACTTGCTACTTTTGGCACAAAAAAACCGGCGCGGTGGCCGGGTTGGATTGCTAATTTGGCTTTTTGGCATCAGATGCGTCAATCAACTCTTCAATAGTTATTTTTGGTTTAAATCGTTCTAAAGTTGACAAAAATTGATCTTTTGCGCCGTCTGGTGTTACTCGTAACAACATCGTAAGCTCACCGAGGTGTCGTGTTAAATCGTTGTATCCAGCGTTCCCAGTAAGCCACTGGTGCATTTTTCCTCCTCGCTTCTTTTTTAGATCTTGTAATTGCGCTCTAACTCCTGGAGCTAGTCTGTCATATACAATATCTCTAATGACATGAGCAAAGACTGGCGGATAAGCTCCTGGTTTTTCAGGCATGGAGTAACCCCAAACCCTGCACAACTCCTCAAAAAAATCTAGTTGAAAAGTTTTAAGCCAAGGACGCATTTCCTTGGAGACGAATTTTTCAAGAATCGCTGCAAGAGCATCACGCTTTCTGTCTCTCTGATACCCTGTTACTTCATCTATTAAAGCAATTATCCCAACGCGAGCAAAACCTCGCATTAGAATTTCTGCCTGTGCCGCAATATGCTGCTGCTGGGCTTGAAGCCGATTCTCTTTTCTTGCAGCCAATATGGCGTCACAAATATCCGCAAGAATTGTTGCTGGATAGGCATATCCAATAATGCTATTTGAAGGATATTTAAAGCGAATTGGACTGTCGAGTCTTTCGCTTAACTCGCTGTTAATATAGGGCTTTATTCGATCTCCACCCATCAAATTGACAAGTCGCGCCGACGCCTTGTCTGGGTGGAAACCCAATCCAATACCAATAGCAGAGGTAGTGATTACTCGCGTTTTATCTTCATCGTCGAGAACATAACATTCAAGGCTTACACCATTGATAACCAGAGGTGTATCAACGGAACCATAGGAAATCTCAGGAAGGCTACTCAATTCTTTTTTTGCAGCAGCGGCTTTAGCGGATGCCGCCTTGCGCTCCTCTGGAGTTCTTTTTGCTGCTAAAGCCTTGCCACCACGCGCCTTTCCGACAACTTCTTTCTTTTCATTCTCATGCATGATCTAACTCTCGTGTTGTGAAATTGCCAGCATTAAATCATATGCACGTTATAACGTGCAATATTTATTTTGTGCATAAAAAAGGCCGCATCTTTGCGACCTCTACCAACACTTTGCAAAATATTCTTACGCTACATCTCTACCCGAACCACGTACAGGCAATAACTTGTTTAATCAAAAGATTAGCTATGATGTGATACGTTCATTATTAATAGCCGTCGCAATACTGATCTCTTCTGTTTAAAAACACTGCATTTATACACAGTGATGGAAAAGAGGATAGCGGGACTCAAAGGCAGGTATGATTAGAATTAGTAGGTTGAAGACGTAAGCGATACTAATCTAAGCTATCCTCATACGATAATTTACTTAGGGATTTTGTTATGTCATTGACTAGACAACTTAAATGGTGCGGGGCTGTCACGCTTATTGTTACGCTATTGGGTGGGTGTATTCCTTATTCCAGGGAAAGGCCTGGCTATGTCGATCTTTGCGAAAGCGAACATACATTCAGCGTTGATAGCCCTGGTGGGAAGCAAGAAATCTTTCTTGAAACCTATCTCTACGATCATGCGATCCCGGGTAGATATATGCCTGAAAAGCGTGGACACTTTACTATT